TTTTTTTCATACATATATAAGTTTATCCTATATTTCTTTCATTCTTCAACATAGCTAGTTCACCCTTTAATTTCTGATTTTCTTCCAAAAGCCGTTGGGTAAGCACTGTCTTTTCATTAATCTCATCTTGTAAATTGGCGATGGTATATACTATACTTTTCAATTTATCCATTCCTGGTTCTGTTTCTTCTTTTTGAAGAAGCATAGAACCTTTTCCTCTTAACAGCCATTCTGCGGAAATTTCCTCAAATGAGGATGAAATTGCTATTATTGTTGCAAGGCTAATTTCTCTTTTTCCTATCAGTTGATTATTAATAGTTGTGGGCTTTAATCCACACTTAATAGCAAATCCCCTCTCTGATAGCCCTGAATAGGTTATTACTTCTTTAATTCTGTTTATCATAATCAATCAAAAGTTAAATATCCACAAATGAAGATATAAAATAGGTTTTAAATTTTTATATATCCACATTTGAGGATATATTTGCATCATAAATCAATCAATCATACAAACATACAAAAATTGATTGATAAAACCAATTAAAAAATAACGATTATGAGCTACAATTTATCACAAATAATGAAGTCTGCACACCGCAATTACAAGAAGGGTGGAAAAACATTTTCAGAGTGTTTAAAATCTGCATGGAGCTTCGCAAAACTCCAAGAAAGTTTCTCACCGGAAGCAGTGAAATCAAGAACTGATAAATTTTTAGCTGAAAGACATGAAGCTATGAGCAAGACTGCCAAAGCTACACCTAGCAAGGAATATAATAACCTTAATATTCCCGCTTCCGCTTACTACAACCCAAATAGTACTCATTACGGTGCACATTACGTCGGAGATTAATCAAATTATACAACAATGGATAAAAGAACCGAACTAGAAATACAGCGAGACAAATATGAAGCTGTGATTGAAGAACGAGACGCGTTGATCAGCTCTTTGAGAGGTGAAAATGAAAAACTCAAACGAGATTTAGAATCAGAACGTGGATTTTATAGAGAGAAAGTTTCCCAATGTGATGATTTGAAGAAATTTATTGAATCGCAACGAAACTTAATGGACATAGTTTTGAAGAACAACCAAAGTATTCTCTAACCCTCACTAAAGTCAAACCAAACCGCCGGTTATCCGGTACCCAGTCCGGTCTTTGAGCCTGCCCTTGAAGGGAGACTGGGAACAACAGAGAAGAGTTCTTTGACATATTGGTAAAATGGTGTTTTGGAAGCCGACACGTGCCGAAAGGGATTACTGACGTAGGCGGGCTTCTCAACGATATAATGCTGTGGTTAATGGTCAAGCCGTATCGTTGTAAAACTAAATCAGTTAGACGTTTGTCGGCAAATCGAGGTATTTGCTTTATGTATATAAAGGTGATGTAGCTCAGGCAGGTTAGAGCGCTGTGTGTGGTGGATGGTTGAGAGTTCGAGTCTCTCAAGAAATACTCTTAGCTTAACGGAAGAGCACCACAAGCAGAGGTCGGCGGTTCGAATCCGCTCATCGCTTCAATGTTTAATTTAAAATTAGATTGTATGGAAAAGGATATTCAGAGACGTAACGTAATTGATGTATTACGGAGTATGGATGTTGGTGCAATAGAAGTATTTCCTATCGTTCAGAAACCGTCTGTAACTAATACATTGAATGCTCGGCTTTATAAAGAAAAAGCTGAAGGAATGGCTTGGAAAACAAAGTCAGATGTAAAAAATATGCAGTTTATAGTAACCAGAATTGCATAACTACCTTGCTTGTTGAGATGATCAGAGGTGAAATGGCTGAAATATTGCTAGATAATATTCTCCGTCTGTTTTCTACAGAAACGTTTGGAAAAGATAAGTCTGCGTATTATGTGGGTGGGGAAAAGAAATTGATGAATCTTATAGAAGCGGGTAAGATTGAAAGTGATAAGCCCACTAATGTCCAAAACGGCAAGTGGCATTGTAATGCTGCTCAAGTATTACTTCATTGCCGATGTGCGGGAAGGAAAGTTAAATCTAAAAAACGGAAGAAATGAAAAAGATTAAAGTGATACAGTATGCCATGATGTTCATTGCCTTATGGACAACACTGTATCTTATAGATAGCATTGAAGTTAGCAAGAAAGAATTTATTGCTGCTTTTGTATTGGTGACTGTCGTATCAGTGAATTATATCTGTTTTCGATACTACGAAGATAGGAAACAAAATAAAGATAGCCTGTGAAGGTCTGCATTGCTTAATTTTAGTATTTGTCATGTTTATTTAGCCCGGTTCGCCGGGCATCTGCCGGGATAGTCCAGTTGGTTAGAGCGCATGTTTCTACATGAGGTCAGCGGTTCGAATCCGTTTCCCGGCTCAACTCAATCAGAGTTAAGTAACCCGTGAGGGGGAAAATTATGTTTGTATCAATAACAATTCAATCAATGTAGCCGGAAGCGTCTGGCTACGACCTGAAGGAATGGCGGAATTGGTAGACGCAAGTATGCAGATAGATTGAAGAAAGTCATACATAGGTAATCTGTCATCCCGGTTCGAGTCCGGGTTCCTTCACAGAGAATTTTTCTTTTTATGTTTAACTAATGTTGCCAGCGAAAAGGACGCTGTAGGGTTAAAGCCCCTGTTATTTGAGTTTTAATTGTTCTATACTATTCCGGTGTGCTTTGAACGGCTATCCGGAAACAAGAAGCTCGTGAGAGTGAATTGATTTTTTCAAATTTCTAAATTTAAAATTGAGCCACATCACGGGTTGATGTGGCAACAAGGGGAGGTATTCTCAATGGTAAAGAGAGCATAAAGAAAGCGTACGAAGTGCTTTATGTATTGCATTTGCAATTATTTAGGTTCGACTCCTAAACTGCCCCACAAAAGCTCGTGAGAGTGCTATTTAATAGTTAATGTCGTGTTTTATTTTGTGTTTGTGTTCTAGGTGAATGGTTCGTGAGAATAGTTCACTTAAAACGGATGGCTGGTGTAATTGGCAGCATACGCAGATATGCGTGATGTGGGTTCGAGCCCCACGCCATTCACCCTTTTGATCCTATTAAATTATAGTAGTTCATGAGTTTTGTTTTGTGTTTGTGATTGGGGTGTACGGTCTGTGAAGATAGTGCACCTTTTTAATTAATCGGGCGGATATGTATATCGTTGGTTGAAACTGCGGTGAGGTGCACCAATATTCCGTGAGACCGGTTCGACTCCGGTTCCGTCCACTAGCATTTACATTATGTATAAATCAGGGAGCCGTACACCCTTCAAAGCGTAGCCGTTCCATAAGGTACATTGGATTATTCATTTTCTTATTTTTCTGCCTGTACAATATCGTACAGGCAGTTTTTACTACCTGAAAATGGCGTTAAAATGGCGAAGTTTCTGTTTGCTAAACTTGTCAATAACGATTACCTTTACTGATGTAATGAACTAAAAGTCAAACCATTAAATTAGAATTATGACAGCGAGAAAAAACACTGTATCAACGGTTCAGAATGAAGAGAAGAAGAAAAATTCTATCAGACCGCTTCTAGCTTCTGAAATTGAATGTAGGGTTGGTACTATGAAACCGGACGGTTCGGGCTGCTCCTTGCTATTATACAAGGATGCTCGAGTAGACATGAGAATACTTGATGAAGTGTTCGGAGAAATGAACTGGAAACGGCACCATGATGTCGTTAATGGGAATCTATTCTGTACGTTGTCCATTTGGGATAATGAAAAGAAGGAATGGGTGAGTAAACAGGATGTTGGGACAGAATCTAGCACAGAAAAAGAGAAAGGGCAGGCTTCGGACGCCTTTAAACGTGCAGGATTTAACTGGGGAATTGGGCGTGAACTTTATACGGGTCCTTTCATTTGGATTCCACTTGAGAAAAATGAAATATATCAGAGCAAAACAGGTTCTCCTGCTCTATACACCAAATTCAGTGTAAAAGAGATTGGTTATAACGAGCAAAAGGAGATTATTTTACTTGTTATTGTGGACAATAAAAACCGCGTTCGTTTTGCTTATGGTAATACAAAGGAAAAAGTATATGCTCCCAATGTTTCTGCTTCAAACGCTTCGGGCAAAGTATATACTGGTGTAGACCTGGATCGTGCAATTAAACAAATGACTGGTGTTAAAAGCCGCGAAGAGCTTGAGAGAGTTTGGGCTGAACATCCCGAACTTCACAATAATAAGGAGTTCAGAAACATAACTATTGACATGCAGAAAACATATCCCCCTAGAAATTGATAATAATGATAGAATTAGTGAAATCCAGTGTGGTTTTCAATGAGGAAAACCACACTTATATGCTCGGTGAAAAACAGTTGCAAGGTATAACCGGTATGATTAGCCGGCAGTTGTTCCCTGACAAATATAAAGATGTCCCCGATTTTGTATTGAAGAGAGCTGCTGAGAAGGGGAGCCTTATTCATGCTCAATGCCAGTTTGTTGATGCAACAGGCTTACCGCCTGAAAGTATTGAAGCAGAGAATTATTTGAAAGAGCGGACGAAAGCTGGATATAAGGCTTTTGCTAATGAGTACACGGTGTCTGATAACGAATACTTTGCATCGAATATAGATTGTGTTTGGGAGAAAGCCGGTAGAATCTGTCTTGGTGACATCAAAACTACGCTGCATCTTGACGAAGAGTATTTGAGTTGGCAGTTGTCAATTTATGCTTATCTGTTTGAACTACAAAATCCATTACTCAAAGTTGATAAATTGTTCGGCATTTGGGTACGTGGTGATAAACATGAATTGGTTGAAATTCCTCGTAAGCCTGATAAAGAAGTCAAGAAATTAATGGAATGCGAGAAGAAGGGTGAGCAATATCTATCCATTCTTCCTGTTCCTGCCCCTGATGATGACAAGTTACTTATTCCAATGCAACTTGTAAATACTATAATCGGAATTGAGGAAGAACTTGCAGATCTAACCAAGATTCAGAAAGATTATAAGGCAAAATTGAAAACTGCTATGCGTGAGAATGGTGTCAAGTCATGGGATGCCGGAAGATTGCGAGTTAGTTATACACCCGCTTCTACGAGTGACAATTTTGATACTAAAAAGTTTCAGGCTGACTATCCGGAATTATATTCTAAGTATATCAAAACAGTTCCTAAAGCTGATAGTATCCGTGTAACAATAAGGGAGGATAAATCATGAGTTTAAACAAATTGATGCTTATCGGGCATGTTGGCAAAGACCCCGATATTAGAATTTTGGAAGCTGGTTCTAAAGTGGCCACTTTCTCCTTTGCCACCACTGAAAAAGGTTATACCCTTGCCAATGGAACACAGGTTCCTGAAAGAACTGAATGGCATAATATTGTTGTTTGGCGTGGTCTTGCCGATGTTGTTGAGAAGTATGTCCATAAGGGAGACAAGTTGTATCTGGAAGGAAAGATAAGAACTCGGAGTTATGATGATAGCAGAGGAATTAAACGGTATATTACAGAACTTTTTGTTGATAATATGGAGATGCTTTCTGTTAAGCCTCAACAAGCGCCACCACCGCCACCTCTTCCGGAACACACCAATAATCAGACTCGAAGTGCGGTGAATGAGTGCCCGCCACCGCCACCACCGACCAAGGACGATTTGCCATTCTGATAGGTTATGGAAGCAACATTGACGAAGAAAGATGGCAAAATCCAAATGGATAAGTCTTTCGAGTTCATGTGCAGCACACTTCGTAATGGAGAATACACTGTAACCATTAAGAAAAAAACACAGCCGAGAACATTAAATCAAAATGCTCTCATGTGGAAATGGTTTCAGTGTATTGGTGCCTGTTTGCGTGAATACACAGGTGAAGAGTATTGGAGCACTGCTGCTGGAGTTCAGGATATACATGACTTGTATTGTAAGAAGTTTCTTGTGAAACAGGTTCATGTGAATGGTAAGGTGGAAACTATTGTGCGAGGAACAAGTAAACTTAATACTTTAGAGATGCATAATTTCATGGAAAGCGTGAAAATAGATGCGGCCACCGAGTTTGGTATTACACTTCCATTGCCTGAAGACCAGCATTACTTAGATTTTATTCATGAGTACCAAAACCGGTACTAATTAATCCTTTTATAATTTATGATTGCAAATTTGAGAAACTACGAACCCGAGACAATCGAGTTTGTAGTTCCCGATTCTATTCGGGAAAAATTTCCCCCTGTTTTATTTCAGGGTTCTACGAATGTAGATGAATTGATAAAGTTGGTGAATGAGCATTTCAATGCTACATTCCCTGAAAGTGAGGTGACACAACGTTTACTGGATGAATTTGAGATTTCCGAAATTCGTGAAGAGTATTGCATCAAGCAAGAGAATGAGGTCCCCAAACGCGAACGTGAACTGTTGGAAGCCATTGAACGTGCAAAGAAAATTAAGAGTGATGCACAAGACAGGTTAGCTTCTATTAAGACTGAAATTAAAGACCTGGCTGCCGAGGTCAAAAAGGGGACGAGGGAGTATCATCTTTCAAGTAAGAATACGATCCGGTTTGCTCTTGATGGATATTTCCTGTATTATTCATGGGTGAACGGTGAGTTTAAGCTTGTGAAAGCTGAAAAAATTCCTGATTGGGACAAACGTTCTCTTTGGGCACAGGAAGATCGAAACAGAAAAGCGATGCTTGATTTGTTTGGTATTGAATATCCTGAAGTAGAACGCCCTATTGATGATACAGAAGATTATGGGGACAAGTTCGAAGAAGACCTGTCTGATAAACTTCCTGAAGAAGAACCGGAAGACGATGAGTAGATTGCAGCACAAAAAAGGCAGGAAGTCCAACTATGTGAAGCGGCTTGTGAATAATCCAGATTGGGAAGAAGCCAAGCGTAAGGTTCGTATTAGGGACGGACATAAATGCCAGATGTGCGGTAAAGACTTTAATTTAGAGATTCACCACAAAACATACAGGGTTAACGGAAAATCAATCGTTGGTCATGAGCTTGAACATCTTGATTGTCTCGTTACCCTTTGTGGTGACTGTCATTCGAAAGTTCATAAATATCACATCAAATTATGACATACCAGTTAAGAGACTACCAAAAAAGTGCTAGTGATGCAGCGGTCAGCGTTTTTAAATCCAAGGAAAAGAAAAACTACGTGATAGTTCTTCCCACTGGTGCCGGGAAGCCCCTTGTCATTGCCAATATAGCTGCACGGATAGACGGGCCGCTGATAGTGTTCCAGCCTAGCAAGGAAATACTCGAACAAAATTTTGCGAAACTTCAATCATACGGCATATTCGATTGTGGAGTTTATTCAGCTTCTGCCGGAAGAAAGGATATCAATCGTATTACGTTTGCTATGATTGGTAGTGTGATGAAACACATGAGTTTCTTCAAACATTTCAAGCACGTTCTGATTGATGAATGTCATTTAGTGAATCCGGAGAAAGGAATGTATAAGGAATTCTTTGAAGATGAGCAAAGGAAAGTTATTGGGCTGACAGCGACTCCTTACAGATTATGTTCAGGAAGAGGTGGTGCTATGCTTAAATTTATAACTCGTACCCGGCCAAAGGTTTTCACTGATGTTATTTATCACTGTCAGGTGAGTGAACTACTTGCTAAAGGATTTCTCGCAAGTTTGAAATACTATGATATTACAAAGTTGGATTTAAGTAGAGTCAGGACTAATTCTACTGGTGCAGATTACGATGAAAAAAGTCTTCTGCAAGAGTTTGAACGTGTGGACATATACAAAGATATAGTTGGATGGACAAAACGTCTGTTGAACCCCAAATCGGGCATACCACGCAAAGGTATTTTAATATTCACGAGGTTTATTCGTGAAGCTGAAAAACTGGCTTCCGAAATTCCTAATTGTGCGATCGTTAGCGGTTCTACTCCAAAGGAGGAAAGGGCACGAATTCTGAAAGGTTTTAAAGATGGAAGAATAAAAGTTGTTGCTAATGTCGGAGTACTTACAACCGGATTCGATTACCCGGAGCTTGATACGATTGTTCTTGCACGTCCAACCAAATCCCTTTCCCTCTATTATCAAATGGTCGGTCGTGTTATTCGTCCCTGCCAAGGTAAAGAGGGTTGGGTTGTTGATTTGAGTGGGAATTTCCGGCGTTTTGGGCGTGTTGAAGAGTTACGCATAGAACAGCCTGAAAAGGGAAAATGGTGTATAATGAGTCGTGGCCGTCAATTAACCAATGTAGTATTTTAATTATCATGTGGAGAAATTACAAGAAGAAAGAAAAGAAAAAGCCTCTTTTCGAGGTAGAAGGTGTTAAGGTCAAGAAGAAACCTGATCTTGTCGATAAACTAGACAGAATATTTAGTTTATTCATCCGTTATCGTGATACGATGCCTAATGGATATTTTCAGTGTATTTCATGTGGTAAAATAAAGCCTTTCAATAAAGCAGATTGCGGTCATTACATCAACCGCCAACACATGAGTACTCGCTTTGATGAAATGAACTGCAATGCTCAATGTTCACATTGTAACCGCTTCATGGAAGGAAATATTCAGGATTATCGCAGACGTCTAGTTGCCAAGTATGGTGAACGAAATGTGCTGATCCTGGAAGCCAAGAAAAATGTTACTAAGCAATTTAGTGACTTTCAATTAGAAAAGCTGATTACTCATTACAAGGAAGAAGCGAAAAAACTGAAGGAAGCAAAAGGTCTGTGAGTTTTATTACTAATCGGAGTATAATCCCTTAAAATATGGAAAGAAATTCATTCATCTTTTATAAAGGGTGGAGAGAAGCAATCAAGGATTTGCCGGATGATGTCAGGCTGGAGATTTACGAAAGCATAATTGAGTATGCGACAACGGGAAATCTTCGGGGGTTGAAACCTATGGCAAATATTGCTTTCAACTTTATAAAGATAGATATAGACAGGGATACTGAAAAGTATATGTCTATTGTGGAAAGGAATAAGAGCAATGGTTCTAAGGGGGGACGTCCGAAAAGTGAAAACCCAAAAGAACCCAAAGAACCCACAAAACCCACTGGGTTATTTGGAAACCCAAAAGAACCCACAAAACCCGATAATGATAATGAATATGATAATGATTATGTAGATGATAATGATTCTCATTTAAAAAAGAAAGAAACTTCTCCTAAAGGAGAATCAAAGAAAGACGAGCTTTCTTTGTTCCCCGAGGAAAAGATTGATTGGGGTGGGCTAATGGATTATTTTAATTCCACGTTTAAAGGTAAACTTCCTGCTATAAAGTCCATAGATGCAAAACGAAAGAAAGCTATTAAAGCACGTGTCGCACAATACGGAAAGCAAGCTGTATTCGATGTGTTCCAATTGGTTTTAGACAGTCCTTTCTTGCTTGGACAAAACGATAAAAATTGGAGGTGCACTTTTGACTGGATATTCAAGTCTGCGAATTTTACTAAAATTTTAGAAGGAAATTACAATGGAAAACGAACTGATACTGCGGCCACAAGAAGAGAATCGGTTAGCAGTCTTACGGACCTCGCCGAAAAACTATTGCAAAGCTCTATGCCCCAAGAAGGTTGAAGATGTATTTCAAAGTGATGAACCTTCTATTGGCACTATTATAAGAAAGTTTGGTGAGCCGCAAGCCAGAGCAGTGTTGGTCATATTGATAGCTGATGCCTTGGAGTTTTTCAATGTCGGTAATCCAATGTCGGCTACACAAGTCGCTACTACAGTAGATTTAATCATTGAAGAATATCCATATATGAAAACTGATGATTTTAAACTGTGTTTCAAGAACGCAATGAAAATGAAATATGGCAATATCTATAATAGAATTGATGGTCAGGTCATCATGAGTTGGCTTCGTGAATACAATAAAGAACGTTGTGCTGTTGCTGATAATCAGTCATGGAATTTTCATAAAGAGAATTTGTCGGAGGAAGTGGGCTATACAAGTGGCTTGTCGTATGAAGAATACCGGAACGAACTCAAACTTAGAGTTGAGCAAGGAGATGAAGAAGCTGCTAAAGCGTTAAGTCTCTCAAATGAAATAATCTCTTATCTAAACAAAAGAGAATATGGTAAACAAGAAGCAGAAGGTGACAATTTACTGGAACACTAGGCATATCAAACTTGAAGATATTCCTGAAGTGAAAAGAAGAATACGGGAGCGTTTTGGTATTCCTAATCACACAACTGTTAATGGTGAAACGGATTGTTATATCCGTGAGGAAGATATGGAATTGCTTCGGGAAACGGAAAAACGTGGCTTCATTCAAATACGTAATAAGCCCGCATGAAAATGGCGTTAAAATGGCGAAGTTTCTGTTTGCATAACTTGTCATTTTACGATAACTTTACTGATGTAATGAATTAAAAGTCAAACCAATATAATTAAATTATGGAAGTACAAAACATTAGAATTGACCTTATCAGTCCTTCTCCTTTGAATCCGAGAAAGACTTTTGATGAAGCAGCTCTTGAAGAGCTTGCAAGCAACATTGAAAAGCAAGGTTTATTGCAACCTATCACTGTCAGAGTTGCTAAATCCGAGGAGATGACTAACCTAGAAACCGGAGATGTTACCCCACTACCTTACACATACGAAATTGTTTGCGGTGAGCGTCGTTTCCGGGCTGTGTCACTTTTGAAAGCAAAGGAAGATGAAGCGAATGTTGCAAAAATCAAAGCCCATCGAAAAAAGTCGGAAAAATTTCAGACAATATCCTGCATTGTCAGAGAAATGACAGATGATGAGGCTTTTGAAGCGATGATTACCGAGAATCTTCAAAGAAAAGATGTTGATCCCATCGAAGAAGCTTTTGCCTTTGCGCAGTTGGCTGAAAAAGGACGAACTTTGGAAGATATTGCTCTTAAAATAGGAAAGTCTACCCGGTTTGTTTTTGACCGTATTAAATTGAATTCTCTTATTCCTGAACTAAAAGAGCGGGTAAGAAATGGAGATATACCATTGTCCGGTGCTATGATTCTTTCTAAATTGGATGAAGATACTCAAAAAGAGTTTCATGAGGAGGAGGAAGAACAATGTACTACTGCTATGATTCGAGAATTTGTGAGTAATTCTTTCATGGAGCTTGGTAACGCACCTTGGATTAAAGATGATTCCGATAATTGGGAAAATACTGATATTAAATCATGTTCTCAATGTGAGAATAATACGTGTAATCATGGTTGTTTGTTCTATGAAATGAATAGTAAGGATGCTAGATGTATCAATGCTGCTTGCTATGAGAAAAAACAGATTGCTTATGTGACGCGGAAAATTCAACTAGAATATGAACATCTTGTTAAAGTTGGCGAACCTCTTTCATTTGGAAAAACAGTAATTATCGCTAGACGTCCCGATACATATTGGGGAGAAGATAGAAAGGTTTTCTATGAAAAAACTTTGGAAGCTGTTAAACAACTTGGATTTGAAATAGTTGATCCTGATGAAATCTTTAGATGTAAGTGCTGGTATTCAGAAGATGATGAACGCACTTTGAAAATGCTTGAAGATGGAGAAGTTTATCGTTGTCTTTCATTTTTTGGACATTATTCTCCCGAATTTAACGTTAGTTTCTATTATGTTAGAAAAGAAACGGCTTCCTCTACTTCCGCCGTTGCCGATCTAAAAGAGATAGAAAGGGAAAAAATAAACGCCCAATTAAAAAGAGCGAAGGATATAGTCAAGGAGAAGTCTGCTGAAGAAATGCGTAAGTGGGCGCAAGAGAAAACATATTATCAGAGAACAAAAGAATTCTCTGAAAATGAACAACTTGTTTTTGATGTGCTGGTTCTTAGCGGTTGTAGCAGTACTTATCTTGAAAAACTGAATTTGAAAAAATGGAATGGTGAGAGTGATTTTGTAAATTATGTCAAGAACAACCAAGCTGACCGACACCAATGGTATAGAGCCTTTATTGCTGAATGCTTATCATCGAATAATGTGAATTTCTACTCCTATTTGCAAAAGTGTCAGAAAATCCTTTTTGCAGAACAATATCCGGATGATTTCAAAGCGCTCTCTAAGAAACTTGCGGATTCATATGATAAGAAAGAAAAGAAGCTCAAAGAAAGACTGAAAGAGCTAAATAACGATAACACAGAGGAAGCCTAGTGGTTTCCTCTCTTTATTGACGCACTTATGAAAACGTGGACTGGCGAACAACTTGCTATACTTGACAGTGAGTACCCGACTGCTGATTTAAAAGAACTTGCTAGGCGTCTTGATAAAACACTTAGTGCTGTTAAAACAAAGGCCTTGATTCGAAAACTTAGGCGCTCTCCGAGAATCTCGTTTTGGAATAGTGAGAGACTTGATAAATTGAAAAAGTTGTATCCCAATCATACTAATGAGGAAATAGCACAGATATTAGGTACCACTTATTCTGCTGTAAATGGAGTTGCATTTAAATTACGGCTCTTTAAATCTAAAGAATTTAAATTTCAATGCGCTTCTAAAAGCTTCTTTCCCAAAGGCCACCAACCGATGAACAAGGGACGTAAGCAAACGGAATATATGTCAGAGGAACAATTGGCAAAAACGAAAGCTACTCGATTTAAGAAAGGACATATCCCCAAAAATCATAAACCAGTCGGTTATGAACGCATAACTCGTGACGGTTACATTGAAGTGAAAACTGCCGAACCGAATGTCTTTGAACTTAAACATCGGCTTGTATGGATTGAGCATAATGGAGAAATCCCCCCTGGTTATAATATTCAGTTTAAAGATGGCAACAGGCAAAACGTTTCCATTGAGAACCTTTACATGATTAGTCGTTCTGAACAATTAAAAAAAGAGAATTCTTTGTATGCCCGATATCCGGAAGATGTTCAGTACCTAATCAAGCTAAAAGGAGCTTTGAATAGACAAATTAATAAAGCAACAAAAAAGAATGAATCATGACTGATGGAGCAATAGATAGATTGAAAGAAATGGTTAATAAACCATTCCTTTATCAGAATGAAGAAGTTGTAATTCTCAATTACTGTGACGGTACCGGTGATGATGGTACCGAAGTTGAGATATACTTGAATAATGGCAAAGTATTGGTATTTAGTATGTTTGATTTGGCTTCCAAGTTGAACCGTTTCCGGTCGATAACAAATACAGTTGTTGTGTTGGCTAATGAACGGTTGAATAAGGTGTCTACAGTGAACCCTACCATTTTACAAGATTTGAGGAATTTGGTTCTTCAACAAATTAAGGATGTGAAAGAAGATCCTAGTAAAGTGAGCCAAGCAAAACAAGTTTTCCAAGGGGTTAATACCGTAATCAATCTTGCCAAAACAGAATTGGAATACAGGAAATATTTAGATACAACAGACCCCTCAAAATAAATAATAGTATGCTGATAGATAAAGAATATGTTCATTGGTTTCGCATCAGAGGCCAACCTAATAGAATCGTGTGAGATTATTCATAGTCTAACAATTTAACCCGATCGATATGATAACATTGAATAGGTTTGCCCAGAGATGCTTGAATATCATGAGGAAGCGCTTTAAGATGAATGAGCATAGCTCAAGAAAAGCGTTTAGCATAAGAATTGAAGCCGTTTGGAGAAAATTCGATATTGCTTCTAAATATAGGAGTGATAATCTTCCTAAATATTCGGAAGATGAAGAATTGGCAGCCGAGATGATAATTTACCTTGTTGCCTATTTAAAAAGATTTGGTTGTGAGGACATTGAACAGCTTATCAAAGATAAGATAGAGTTCGATGATAGAAAAAATGATTAGGTGTTGTTACTGACTGTTTGTGTTGTTGATTTTGTGTTGTTGATTTTAATATAGTTAGTTATGACAGAGATTATTCAAGTCTGCCTACTTGATTTTAATAAGGGGCAGCTCACGGGATTGCCGAAAAATCCACGTTTTTTTCGTGATTACCGCTTTGAAGCGATGAAGAAAAGCATTCAGGATTCGCCAGAGATGCTTGAGCTTCGAGAACTTATAGTTTTTCCCTACAATGATGGCAGATATATTGTTGTTTGTGGTAATTTACGTTTGCGAGCTTGCAAGGAGTTAGGTTATAAAGAACTGCCTTGTAAAATTCTGGCACCTGATACCCCCGTTAAGAAGTTGAGGGAATATGCCACTAAAGATAATGTCAATTTTGGTGAGAATGATTTGGACGTTATGGAAAACGAGTGGAATAAGGCGGAACTCCAAGATTGGGGCATCGAATTTGCCCCGGAGAAGAAAGAGGATGAATTTAAAGAGCGCTTCGATGCCATCACGGATGATACAGCCATTTATCCTCTCATTCCAAAGTATGACGAAAAACATGAGTTGTTTATCATCACCTCAAGTAATGAGGTAGATAGCAACTGGCTTCGTGAAAGGCTGGACATGCAGCACATGAAGTCGTACAAAACCGGGAAAATAAGTAAATCCAATGTAATTGATATAAAAGACGTTCGCCATGCCCTGCAAGATAGTAATACCAAGTCATAAACGCCATGACCGGGTGTTCGCTAAAAAGTTGGTGAACGATCCTATCATTTGCGTTGCTGAAAGTCAAGCTGACTTATATCAACAATTTAACCCGGAATGTGAAATTGTTACTCATCCTGACGACGTTATGGGCCTCATCCCGAAACGTAACTGGATGGCAAAGCATTTTGGAGAACTTTTCATGCTTGATGATGATGTCCATGCCTGCAAACCTATTTATGTGGAAAAAGGAGAACCTAGCCGGATAAAGGATAAAGATAAGATAACCAATATCATTCAGTCATTATTTGAGATGGCCAGTATGATGGATGTACATCTGTTTGGCTTCACCGCTCGGATATCGCCGGTAATGTATGATGAATCCGCTTTTCTTTCTCTTTCGAAAATGATAACCGGTTGCAGTTATGGAGTAATCTATAACAAAAACACTTGGTGGAATGAGGAAATACGTTTGAAGGAAGATTTTTGGATTTCTTGTTACATGAAGTACAAAGAACGTAAGGTTTTAACCGATTTGCGGTATAATTTTGAGCAAAAGAACACTTTTGTAAACGCTGGTGGGCTTGCTTCTATAAGGAATCAGGAAGAGGAACGTAAATCTATCCTCTTTATCAAAAAGAATTTTGGTGATAGTATTTTGCTAAAGAGTGCAACCACTAATGGGAAAGACAAAACAAAGCAGCTCGTTCAATATAATATATCATGCAAATTCAAATTCTAATAGTCTGTAAAAAAGGCGTTTAAATGGCGTCCATTCTGTTTGTCATATTCGCCTTTTTTAGCTAATTTTACTGATGTAATAAACTAAAAGTCAAACCATTAAATTAGAATTATGATTATAAGAACAGTTTGCGGATATGATTTCTTTGAGGTGAGTTCTGCAATGCAGAAAGCCATTAGGCGAGCCGACACCGGGGTAGCCGGCTTTTTTGCATTGGAACTTTGGGCGAGTGGGTACCGCGACTATGTGTGGAAGCGTCTGTTTACCATTAGTGCTGAAGATTGCTATGGAATCATTACTAAAGAGATAGAAGCATTGTGGCAGGGGCATGAGCTGGTAAACAAGACTGCTACTGAACCCAAAGGGAGGATATTTGTCAGTAAAGCTGTTATTCTCCTTTGTGAATGTAGAAAGAATCGTGATGCGGATCATTTGCAAAACTTCATCTATGATAGAAAGGATATTGATATAGAAAAGTGGATAAATGATGTCAGGCGTTACCCTATTCCTATTCCAGATTACACTTTCGATGTACATACACGAAAGGGGAAAAAACATGGGAGAACCAAAGAAGAATTCTTTCAGGAAGAATACAAGGCGTTACAACCTCGTGTTCCTGGTTTATTCGATGATTTGGTTCAACCCAGTCAACCAAAGTTATTTAATGATGAAACCACGGCTAAGTAGCTGTGGTTTCTCATTTTTCATATAAGTCAAACCAATTTAATTAAAAAAATGAACACGTATTACAAATTTGCGCCAAATGTATTTTTGGCAAAGTGTGATGAGAAGCACGAAAAAGGTGAAACTATTGAAGTTACCACCAAGTATGGAAAAGAAAATGAATGTATTGTTTTCAACCTCATTTACGAACGTGATGGATTCTATTACTACTCAATCGTACGGGCTGATGGCTTTAATGTGCAAGAGTGGGCCAAACAAAGAGCTGAACGTCGTCATGAATGGGCTACATCTGCTGTACAGAAAAGCTGTGAATATTACAACAAGTCCAATAAAGATAAGGATTTTCTTTCTCTAGGTGAGCCTATCAAAGTGGGACATCATAGCGAGAAGCGACACAGAAAAGCGATAGATGATGCCTGGAATAACATGGGGAAAAGCGTTGAGTTTAGCGATAAGGCTGCCGAACATGAAAGAGTTGCGAAGTATTGGGAAAAAAGGGCTAATACGATAAACTTGTCCATGCCGGAAAGTATAGATTTCTACGAACATAAGTTGGAACAAGCAAAAGAATATCACGAAGGATTGAAGTCCGGTAAGTACCGACGCGAGCATACATACGCTATGGCTTATGCCAATAAAGCAGTAAAAGAGGCTAAAAAAAAATTATGACCTTGCAGTAAAGCTGTGGGGCGATGTTTAATAATTTGTAGTATCTCAAATAATTTACTATGAGAGAATTATCAAAAGAAACCTCATTACAAAGGGTAATGAGGGCTTCAGGTCGTGTACCTGTACAATGCTCATGCAGTGTTTGTAAACAACAATGTCATACGCCATGTTTAGGTACTCCTGATGATATTGAACGAATTATTGATGCAGGTTATGCCGACAGGTTAGCGTTGACGAACTGGGCTGCTGGTATATTCTTAGGGGTTATTAATATTGCTATTCCGATGATTCAGCCCGTTGCTGGTAAGGAGTATTGTGCTTTTTTCGAGAATGGACTGTGTATCTTACATGATAAGGGTTTGAAGCCCACTGAAGGACGTTTGTCTCATCACACAGTCAGGAAGGATAACTTCAATCCTGCTATGAGTATTGCTTGGAACGTTGCAAAAGAATGGCTGATGCCGGAGAATGAGGATGTACTTTCTCGTGTAGTAAATAAATTCTTGAATGCGAGGAAGCCATGAATGTGTGTCAATCAATACCTCGTAGAGATTGTAAGGTGTTTGCTAAATGTGGAGCAAAATCCTTATCACATTGCCGGCGGCACCGCGAAACTGATGAGAAGTGTAAAAGTTGTACTCTAATTCGTCGTAAGCCGCGTAATCGGATTATAGATGATTCAGGACGTGAAATGAAAAAATGTACCCATTGCGGAAATTACTTCTACTTGAACCGGTTCTACAATCGTATAGTGGTGAGAAAAGGTAAGGAATATCATTTGTTGACTTCCTGGTGCCGTATGTGTATGTCACAGATTAATAATCAGAGGGCAAAGAAGAAAAAGTGACTTGTCTATTAAATTTTTTGTATGAAATATTATGCTTCAGTCAGCTTTGGAAAGGATTCCTTGGCAATGCTTTTCATGCTAATAGATAAAGGATATCAGTTGGATGAAGTCGTTTTCTATGATACAGGTATGGAATTTCAGGCAATCTATAACACTCGTGATGCTGTTCTTCCAATTCTTAAAAAACTTGGCATTAAATATACAGAACTACATCCGGAGCAACCTTTTCTTTGGACAATGTTTGAAAGGCCGGTTAAGAAAAGAGGGACCAATATTATCCATAAAAAAGGATATAGTTGGTGTGGGGGAACATGTCGGTGGGGAACGAGTGAAAAACTTCGTGCATTGAAAACTCACACAAAAGACGGAATTGATTATGTCGGTATTGCTGCCGATGAGACCCATCGCTTTGAAAAGGAAAAACGACCCAATCGGGTTTTACCACTTCGTGATTGGGGCATTACTGAAGCAGATGCACTCCAGTATTGTTACACAAAAGGCTTTGTTTGGCATGAGGATGGAGTAAGGCTATATGAGCTACTTGATCGTGTGAGTTGCTGGTGTTGTGGAAATAAGAACTTGAAGGAGTTGAAGAATATGTATTTGTACCTTCCATGGTATTGGAAAAAGCTGAAAGAACTTCAGTTAAATACCGATAGGCCCTATCGGCGTAATAGTGGAGAAACCATTTTTGATTTAGAGGAAAGATTTAAACGTGAAATGCAATAGAAAGAGTTATTATGATTCCCTTATGTATAAATGGAAAAGATTATTATGATCGAGAAGAAGCACTTGCTGCCTGGTTCAAAGAATGGTTGATGAAACAAGACTTTGAGCAAGACCTTATTGACCGGGAGAAAGAGCTTGAATATCGAAGAACCCATCCAGATTGGGATATTCCCTACGTAATGTATGGAGTTCGTAAAAAACACAAGTCTATTAAGAAGAATGAAATAGCTGTGTTTTATGACTTGTTACCGAGACAAAAGCGTGCTCGTACTGCTGAAACGCACTGGTACAAAGTGCTATACAAGAGAAAGGCTACACCTGAAGAAGTAGCGTCACTCAAGGCAGGAGAATACACTCATAGATATTTGGTATATTCCCTGTTTATTGAGAAGAGGATGACTCTTGACAAGGCTTTGTCCCTTATAGTTGCCGATGACAAGTTGTTAGGCATTACTGATAATACCATCTCTGAAATTGTAACAGCCTTTGAGACTTTCTTTAGCCGTAAGTTTAGAATTTATAAACCCGAATTTACAACCCAACTTAGTTTATTTACGTAATATGAAAACATACTTGAATTATTGAAGAAAAAGACTGGGTAAAATGGCGTTAAAAAGGCGAAGTTTCTGTTTGTAAAACTTGTCAATAACGATTACCTTTATAGATGTAAAGAACTAAAAGTCAAATAAATATATCAATAATACATAGAATAGTATGAATAAAGTGACATTAAACGGACAAAAAATAGTTGATAGTATAACAGAAGGTTATCCTGTTACAGTTATACGGGAAGATGGTTTCAGATATATTATTAGCATGGAGCGTAAACGAGGTGAAGAAGTATATTCATATCAGTTTGGACGTATTAAAAGAGAATTTGACTCTTTTGATAGTTTAGAGAATGCACTTAGTTCATATGAATTTACAAAGGTTATTTTTTAATTACAAGAAAGAAATTAAATGAAAGAATATATTTTAACTGAAATACGTAATACCTTATTTGGTAAAATCTCCAATGAGGAAATCTCAACCGTAATTGATTCCATATCATTTTGTTTGAGAAATTATGAGATTACGGCAAAAGAAACTTCTGTTGTAGTTTATGATAATTCCGATATGCAGATCATAAACCGATTTTTCATAGCTAAAGCTGTGGAAGGATTATGCCAAAGTTCATTAGATTACTATCGTATCATATTAAGAGCGTTTATCATACAAGTAGGAAAACATATCAAGGAAATCGTCACCGATGATGTCCGTGTCTATTTAGCCTATAAGAAGATTAATAAATGCAGTGATAATACTCTTAACAACATTCGAAGAACTTTAAGCAGTTTCTTTACTTGGTGTACAGAAGAAGGTATCCTTGATAGAAATCCAATGCTTAGAATCAAGGGAGTGAGACAAGTGAAGAAATTGAAGAAACCTTTAAGTGAAGATGACATGGAGAAACTAAGGTCTTTGGCAAAAACAAAGAGAAATAAGGCGATAATCGAGTTCTTGTTTTCTACCGGCTGCCGTGTTTCTGAAATGGTTAACGTGAACCGTAATGATGTAGATTGGCAAAATGGGCAGATTGATGTACTTGGAAAAGGGCGTAAGTACCGAACTGTTTACTTGTCTGCTCGCTGTAAAATAGCTCTTCAGGAATATGTTGATTCAAGGACTGATAATTTAGACGCCTTGTTTTTGTCTGATTATGAGGGTATGTGCCAACAGATAAAAGATATGAATAAACTATCCCGTATATCGAGGGGGGCTGTTGAAATCATGCTAAGGAATCTAGGGAAGAAGGCGGGTATATCCAATGTACATCCACATAGACTCAGGAGAACGGCGGCAACTACAGCCCTAAAACGAGGAATGCCAATAGAACAAGTACAGAAGATGCTAGGGCATGAGAGCATTGAGACAACTACTATTTATGCACAATCAACCAATGACGAAGTTAAATTAGCCCATGAAAAATATATTATCTGATATAAACAGAATGCTTGGAATAACTGATAGTTATCAGGCTCCTGAAAAGATTATGAATATTCTAACAGGAGATGAAAAAGAGTGCATAAGAGTATTTAAGGAGTTTCTAAACTATTTCAAATGTGACATTAGCTACGACTGGTTTCATGAATACTTTGAAGATGAACATGCTGATAGGAAGAATAACAAGCAGGATTTTACTCCTAAATGTCTTTCAACTTTGGTTTCTAAGCTATTAGGTTCTGACACTGGCGTTACCTATGAGCCAACTGCCGGAACTGGCGGGATGCTTATCTCAAATTGGTACAATCACCGGAATGCTATCAGTTTTATTGATTATAAACCAAATGACCATCTGATAGTGTGTGGTGAGCTGTCTGATAAAACAGTACCTTTTCTTCTATTCAATTTATCTATTCGTGGAATATCCGGTATAGTATTCCACGGAGATACTTTGAGGAATGAGTATAAGGCAGTATATATATTAACTAATAGATTCAATTCCCCTTGTGATTTTTCAACAATCACCAAGTGGAAATAACCCTCAATACAAGAACAGTAATGAATAAAACTCAAAAGGAATTGTTAGCAAGGCTTATGGCTGTCACAAATAGTCTTGGAGGATCGCTTGACGGAACTGCGACCTGTGAACAAAAATATATTGATAGACAACATGCTCACATGCTCTCATACAAGGTCATATATGGTTTATTTGGCGATAATCCTAATAATCCATATCGTGAAGATGATATAAATAATGCCTATAAAGCTATTGAGGAAATGGAGAAACTGGAACAAAAGGTATATCCTGACCGGAGTGGCTTTTTGAAGGATGAAGAAAAATGATAACACTCAAAATAAAAATAGAAATGAGCGTTTTTGTAAAGCATTTCAGCAAGAAGGTACCCCACAGGTGGTACAGACATGGAAGAAAGGTGTTCCGGCTGACTCCTGAAAGCATGTTTGACAAGGAATCCCGGACTTTCCATTATGAATGTATCGAGAACAACTATAAAAGCGGGTGCTACATCATAGGGTTCAACCTTTATGATGACATGATCCCGATAACGGAGGATGAGTGGCGGAACGCTATGGAGAATTGCATAAACCCGTATTGATTATGAGTGAATATTCATTGAAAGAAAGAGTTCAGATGTTAACATCATCGCTTGTATATGGCGGTCCTATGACATTTGAGCAAATCAAGAAATTAGATTGGTTGAAAAATACATCTGAATACGGAATATTATTCTATCTCCGGGAAGCTGAAAGATATGAATGGATAAAAACTAAATGTTTCAGCGGTGGTAAGCCGAATATCTATTCGGCAACGGCTAAAGGCCGAAGAATGGCTGAAGCAAGAGATTAATATTCAAATACAGAGTAAATATGAGTGAAGTAGAATTAAAGAAGTTGTTTCAAATAGAGGATATATTATCACTTCCTAATGCGATTTTTAAAATAATCTTTGATAATGACGAAAGATTGCATCATATATATCGAGAGTTATTACAACTCAATACTCATGATCTTTCAAGAGATTGGTTTCAAGATATATATGAGGGTGAATTGGCTCAAAGAAACCAAAACAAGCAGGATTTTACTCCTAATGTAGTAGGAATACTACTATCAAGATTGACAGGGGTTTCCAAAGGGGTGATTTACGAACCTACTGCCGGGAATGGTTCCCTTATTATTTCTAACTGGTGGCATAGAGTTAAAACTTTAGGAACTGATTTCAAACCGTCTGAACACCCCGTTGAATGCTGGGAGTTGTCTGATAGGTCTATTCCGTTACTCTTGCTTAATTTATCGATACGTGGTATTAATGCAACTGTGTATCATGGTGATGTACTTGTAAAATCAATAAAAAGTGAATATCGCTTGCTGAACGTGAAAGATATTCCATTCGATTTTTCCATTATAGAAAAGATTAGTTATGATTGACGATAATTTTATAAAGAATCTGTACCAATACACTAGGAAAAGAATCAATTTCTTGTTTCCTGGCATTGATATTAATTACATGGATATCTCTCATTCCGTTATAGCTGACGAACGTTTTTCTATTGAAAATTGGCGGGATTTGGTTGATCGCCTGATTTACGATGAGGTTTCCTTTATAAAAAGAAACAACCGTTTTGCGGAAGCTGATTTAGCAATTAGAAATGCTCCTGAAAATATTTTATTATGTAATAAATGTGGGGAGTATGTACCTGAAAGCAAATTCTATTTAAGTACGAAAATTTGTAATTCATGTTATTATATTGAAAATCGGGAAAAAATACTGAAGAATAATAAGGCATATCGGATTCGTAACAGAGACAAATTACTTGCCCGTAGGAAAGAATTGCGAAATGCCAATATTGAACATTATAGAGAATTGGAGAGGGCTAGTTACAAGCGTAGATATAAGGTTAATAAGGAAAAAATATTAGAGAAAAATAGAAAATATCAATTAGCTCACAAAAGTGAAATACGTGAGTATATGAAAATGTATTATCAAAAAAATAAATCACAATGGAAACAGTAATAGCAAATCCGCCCTTTTCCGCCAAATGGAGTGCAGATGTCTCTTTTATGGATGATGAACGATTTAGTGAAGTTGGGAAATTAGCCCCTAAATCAAAAGCTGATTATGCTTTTGTCTTGGATATAGTCCATAAACTGGATGTAACAGGGATTGCGGCTATAGTTCTTCCTCATGGAGTTTTATTTCGTGGCGCTGCCGAAGGTGTTATTCGCAGGTTTCTTATTGAAGATAAAAACTGCATTGATGCTGTCATTGGGCTACCGGCCAATATATTCTATGGTACTAGTATTCCTACTTGTATCTTGGTAATAAAGAAATGTCGTAAAGAAGATGACAACATCCTTTTTATTGATGCAAGCAAAGATTTTGAAAAGCTTAAAAACAAGAACTCTTTGAGTGATGAACAAATAGACAAGATTGTACAGACGTTCCAAGAGCGTAAGGAAATTAAGAAATACAGTCATTGTGCCACATTGCAAGAGGTTATGGCTAATGATTTTAATCTTAACATACCGAGATACATAGATGTATTTGAGGAAGAAGAACCTATTGACATTAAGGCTGTTATGGATGAAATAAAAGAGCTGGAAGCCAAACGTGCCGAATTGGATAAGGAGATTGATGTTTATTTGCGAGAATTGAAACTGATTTAAATAACAAATTTATAAGATATGAAATTGGATGATGTGTACAAGGCTTGGATTTCTGTAAAGAAAAGGCAAGTCAAGACTAGTTCACTGGCATCGTACCAGCAGATATACGTGAAAAAGCTTTCTCCAATATTAGGATGTATGGAAGTTGGGGAATTGAGCAAAAAGGTTATTGTGCCATTCATGAACGATCTTATGGATAATTCGGGGTTGTCTGTGAAGTACTGCAATGATATTCTGATAGTTCTAAAAATGCTAATTCGGTTTGCTGACGAAGAGTTAGACCTTGAGGTACATAACATTACATGGAAGATGGTATGGCCTAGTAAAAATAAGATAGCTGCTCAAAAGCTGGAACGTTATTCTCCTGCTGAATATAAGAAAATCGTCGATTACGTGTTAGCGAATCCATCTCCACGTAATCTTGGAATTTTGCTAACGATATGTTCTGGTATGCGTATAGGGGAAGTATGTGCCTTACAATGGAAGGATATAGATTTAGATAAAAAGACTATTCATATTTGTAAAACCTTAGAACGCATATATATGCCAGGCGAGGATGGTACATTTAATAAAGCAAAAACCCATATTGAGATTGGGCCCCCGAAAACTTCAAATTCTGATAGGTATATTCCTATCTTAAAGAACATTTTTCCTTTGGTGAAGAAGTTTTCTGCTGTGTGTAATCCCGATTATTATGTGTGTACTTGTGGTGAGCAATATACAGAACCTCGGACTTTGCGGAATTATTATGAGAAATTTATTCTTGAAAAGGTAAAACTAGACCACTGTATCAAGTATCATGGATTAAGGCACACCTTTGCCACGACTCTTATAGAGAATAAAATTGATGTCAAAACTGTATCTACTATTCTTGGTCATTCAGATGTAGGTACCACTTTGAATATTTATGTTCATCCATCAGAGGAAGCTAAAACCGATGCTGTTAATTCAGGATTAAGGAGAATTTTTAAATAGCCCCAAATAAGCGATGAATATTGGAATATTAGCAGTCGATAGCAATTATCCTAATCTAGCTTTGATGAAGATAAGTAGCTATCACAAGGCAAGAGGTGATAATGTAGAATGGTATAATCCCCTTTGTTCTTATGATAAGGTTTACATTGCAAAAGTATTTAGCTTTACGCCGGATTACGGCTATTACATCAATGCCGATCAAGTTGAGAAAGGCGGTACTGGGTATGACATAAAAAAGGTTCTTTTGCCAGAGATTGATAGAATGATTCCTGATTACGATCTGTATAATGTTGATAAGAATTTGGCTTATGGCTTTTTGACAAGGGGCTGTCCTAATCGTTGTAAATGGTGTGTTGTACCTGCCAAAGAAGGAAACATCACTACTTACATGGATATTGCGGATGTATCTGCTGGGCGAAAAAATGTGATTCTCATGGATAACAATATACTTGCATCCAACTACGGTTTGCAGCAGATTGAAAAGATTGTCTCCATGGGCGTACGAGTTGATTTCAATCAGGGGTTAGACGCTCGGTTAGTAACAGAGGATGTTGCAAAATTGTTGGCAAAAGTCAAATGGATAAAACGTATTCGGTTTGGGTGCGATACACCGGGGCAAATTGCAGAGTGTGAGCGTGCTACAGCGTTGATTGATAAATATGGCTATAAGGGTGAATACTTCTTCTACTGTATTTTATTGAATGACTTCAAGGAAGCATTTACCCGAGTAAATCATTGGAGAGTGAAAGGCGGTCGGTTCTTACCGCATTGCCAGCCTTATAGGGATTTGAATAATCCACGTCAAATTATTCCTCAATGGCAAAAGGATTTAGCCGGATGGGCTGATAAGAAGTGGGTGTTTAGAAGCTGTGAATTTAAAGACTTTACTCCTAGAAAGGGTTTTAAGTGTAGGGAGTATTTTCAAAAATAAGATTTAATCTTTAGGATTTTATGTTGAACCTAGGTGTGTCTTTAAACAAGATGCACCTTTAGTTTTTGTGATGATGAGAAAAATGATTGTAACCGGCAGTGAGGGATTTATTGGTAAAGCCCTTTGCCGAGAATTAGCTAAAAGGGATGTCGAAGTCATAGGACTTGATCGAAAGTCTGGTATTGAAGCCACAAAAGTATGTGAGCTCCTGAAAAATGGGGGTATTGATTGTGTGTTTCATTTAGCGGCGCAAACTAGTGTGTTTAATGGAAACCTGGAACAAATCAGGAAGGATAACATTGATACTTTCATGCGAGTAGCTGATGCATGTAACCAGTATCATGTGAAGTTAGTATACGCCAGTTCGTCAACGGCGAATCCGGAGAATACCACTTCCATGTATGGAATAAGCAAGTATTTCGATGAACAGTATGCATCTATCTATTGTAAGGCTGCGACCGGGTGCCGGCTGCATAATGTATATGGACCTAATCCGCGAAAAAGAACTCTTCTCTGGTTCCTGATAGAAAAGGAAAACGTGTCTTTATACAATTGTGGTCAGAATATCCGGTGCTTCACTTACATAGATGATGTCGTCGAAGGGCTTATTTATGCGGTGGGCTGTAACCGGCAGCTTATCAATATTTGTAACGTCCAACCTGTGACTACTATGTATTTTGCTTCTTTAGTAAAATACTACAAACCGCTTGAAATTGAGCTAATTAATGAAAAACGGGATTTTGACAATTTAGAGCAGTCGGTGAACCGGGATATCTATTTAGTACCTTTGTCTTATACATCTGTCGAGGATGGAGTAAAGAAGATTTTTGATGAAAAGAAAGGGAAAGATATGTCGTATTGATGACTGGGATAAGCCGGAAGCGGTGAAATGTAAGAGCTGGTCTCATCAGGAACGGTTATGTGATCTGAAAGAAAAGGTATCACTTCATAAAAAGGGTGATATCTATTACATCTCCCAGTTCACTCGTTCCAAGACTGGTACCAGCTTTTCAGAAATTAAACAGTCGGAGGAACTTGCATCATTCTTTGCAGAGAGAGCGTGTGAGTTTCTCCACCGCTTCATAGTAGGGGGATATGAAGGATGGTGTATAGTCACCACACCGCGACGGAGACACAACGAGGGCTTTCATTTTTCAACCTCTATCTGTACGAAAATTGCGGGGGCGGTGAAAATACCATTCTATGAGAATGCAATTCAGTGCCTAACTAAAGATAGATTGAATCCGGAATTCTTTCTTCTTCGTCCGATAAAGGAAAAGAAGATAATAGTGTACGATGACATATTAACAACTGGCAGCACACTGCTTGCCACCTATGAGCTTTTAAAGGATAGAGAGCAGCTTCTTTTTCTCGTAGGAATAAATAACAATTGATATGGGAAAGCAAGAGAAACCATTAACATTCAAGCAAGAGAAATTCTGTAAATACTACGTTGATACAGAAGGTAATGCTAGTGAAGCATATAGGATGTCTTATGATGCGTCAAAGATGAAACCTGAAACGATTTGGAGTGCTGCTAGCAGATTGTTAGCCAATAGCAAGGTTAGTGCAAGGATAAGTGAGATTAAGCAACAGAGGGCGAAAGAGACTGAAGTAGAGAGGAAAACGGTCGAAAAGGTATTAATGGATATTGTACTCGCTGATCCCGATGATTTACATTATGTAGACCCTGTTACCGGGAAAACAAAGATGAGAAGTCCGTCCCAACTTCCAAAGCGTGCCCGTAATGCGTTGAAGAAGATTCAGAATAATAGAGGAGTGGTTAATTATGAGTTCAACGGCAAGACAGAAGCCGCCCGGATTCTTGGTGCCTGGAATGGATGGGAAGCCGATAAGAATGTCAACATCAAAGGTGGAGACGGAAATAAAGTCGGTGAACTTCGTATCGGATTTGAAGATAATGAGGATTCGGAAGAATAGAACAATTTGAACTGCAAAATCCAGTATTCACCCTACGGAGAAACCTTACTTTTAGAACAATATGGTTATAAATTATAAGAAGCTAAATCCTAACGGATTCTATCTATTGAAGTACTTGAATGATGAGACTATCCGTTTTATCATTCTCTATGGAGGTTCATCTTCCGGTAAGTCGTATAGTGTGGCACAAACAATACTGATACAGACATTACAGGATGGTGAGAACACTCTTGTCATGCGTAAAGTAGGAGCTTCTATTCTCAAAACCATTTATGAAGATTATAAAGTCGCTGCGGCCGGTCTTGGCATATCCCATTTGTTCAAGTTCCAACAGAATACTATTAAGTGTCTGGTTAATGGTGCGAAGATAGATTTTTCCGGTCTTGACGATCCGGAAAAGATAAAAGGTATCTCCAATTATAAGCGTGTTCAGTTAGAGGAATGGTCAGAGTTCGAGCATCCGGATTTCAAGCAGCTACGTAAGCGTTTGCGTGGTAAGAAAGGGCAGCAAATTATTTGTACCTTTAATCCGATCAGTGAAAGCCACTGGATAAAGAAAGAGTTCATTGATAAAGACAAATGGCATGATGTACCGATGACGGTTACCATTGCCGGCAAAGAGTTGCCGAAAGAACTTACCAAGGTCAAATCCGTAAAGAAGAATGCACCCAGGCAAATACTTAATCTTCGTACTAAGCAAATCGAGGAACAGGCACCTAATACAGTTATTATCCAATCTACCTATTTGAATAATTTTTGGGTGGTCGGTAGTCCTGACGGTACGTATGGTTTCTATGATGAGCAATGTGTTGCCGACTTTGAGTATGATAGAGTCCACGATCCGGATTATTACAATGTGTACGCATTGGGAGAGTGGGGTGTTATTCGTACCGGTAGCGAGTTCTTCGGTTCGTTCAACCGTGGCAAACATTCCGGTGAACATAAATATATCCCGGACCTGCCTATTCATATATCAGTAGATAATAACGTACTGCCATATATCAGTGTGTCGTACTGGCAAGTAGATTTCACTACCGGTATCAAGGTTTGGCAGTTCCATGAGACATGCGCCGAAAATCCTAACAATACAGTAAAGAAGTCCTCTAAACTTGTAGCCAAGTATCTGAAAGATATCAGGTATAGTGATAAAGTCTACCTACACGGGGATGCCTCAACAAAGGTGGCCAATAGCATTGATGATGAAAAACGTTCTTGGATGGACTTATTCATAGATACATTGCAGAAAGAAGGATTCGAGATTGAGGATAAGGTAGGCAATAAGAATCCGAGTGTTGCCATGACCGGTGAGTTTATCAATGCTATCTTTGATTGTACTGTTCCCGGTATAGAGATATACATTGACGAATCATGTTCGGTATCTATTGAGGACTACATGAGCGTACAGAAAGATGCTAACGGTGCCATTCTTAAAACTAAGGTCAAGAATAAAACTACCTTGCAGACTTATGAGGAGCACGGGCACCTGTCTGATACGTTCCGATATATCGTTGTGGATTTGTGTAGTGAGCAGTATATAGAGTTTAGTAACCGGCGAAAAAGAAACTTGTATGCTTGTAATGGCACTATTAATTTCTTCAATCCAGATACCGAATGTAAATACACTAAGAAGATTCTATATGTGATGCCGAATGTTAATGGGAAATTTGTCCTTATACAAGCGTTTAGATGTGGAAATAAATGGCATGTTGTTGATGTCGTATTTATGGATACTACTTCAACAGAAGATATACGTTCTTCTATTTTGTCCCATGAATCTGATTCATGTGTAATTGAATGTACAGATGCTTATTTCCCTTTTATCCGGGAACTCCGTTCTAGTACAAACAAGGAGATTCGTGTAATGAAAGAGTTTCCGGATGTAGATAAGCGTATTGCTGCAACATCTGATTATGTGAAAAATAGTATTCTTTTTTCTGCATCAAAAGTAGAATCTGATACGGAATATGTTGCCTTCATGAATAATCTGATGGACTATAATAAAGATAGTGAAACAAAAGAGGCCAGTGCTGTTTTGAGTGGGCTAGTACAGTTCGTTGTAAAATTAGGTTTGAATTGAAATGTGTTATATGTGATTGAAAATAAGAATGTTATATTGTTGGTATTATGTTTTCGTAATTTCAAGATTTTAGTGTTTTGGAAAACGGTTTTCCTTTTTACTTAGTTTTGCTCAAAAAGGAACCCAATGAATATTTTTTTTGATAATCTATTTGGAAAGAAATCTAAGACTAAAGGTGAAGTTGAAATAGTTACTTCATCTGAAAATAAGGATATAGATACTCAAAGTGGCAAGACTGAAAAATGGTCAGTTGCATACATTGAGGACCTTACTAGTCCTATTGTAGCGGGCAGTAACTATCTAACGCTATTCAGTACGATACCTGAAGTCTTTTTCCCGATCGATTATATTGCATCGCGAATTGCAGGTGCTAATTTTCAATTGAAGAAAACTAAGGATGACAGTATAGTATGGGCGAATAAACGAATGAATGGCATACTTAGTCGTCCTAATTGTTTGATGCGTTGGAAAGAATTGATTTATCAGCACCATATTTATAAATTGTGTACAGGGAATAGCTTTATTCGTGCCGCTATGCCTGATGTCTTTTCTACAGCTGAAAAATGGAGATATTGCGATAATTATTGGGTGCTACCTTCTGATAAGACTATTGTAGAACCTGTTTACGGGAATATGCCATTGTTTGGCATTGCCCAAACAGAAGATATTATTCGTAGCTATCGTTTGGAGTATGGTTGGAATGGTAGTTTGGAAATTCCTCCATACCAAATATGGCATGATAGAGACGGAAGTGCAGAGTTCTATTCAGGGGCTATGTTCTTGAAGTCCAAAAGTCGTCTTGCTTCCCAAAATAAGCCAATGTCAAATCTAATAGCTGTATATGAAGCTAGAAATGTGATTTATGTAAAGCGGGGTGGATTGGGCTTTATTGTAAGTAAGAAAACTGATGCTACCGGTTCAATAGCGTTGACTGACGATGAAAAGGAACAGCTTTTGAAGCAAAATTTTGAGAAGTATGGTGTAAGGAAGGGCCAGGTACCTTATGGTATTTCAGATGCAGACATTGACTTTGTTCGTACTAATCTTTCTATTGCAGAGTTACAGCCGTTTGAAGAGACTTTGGCTGATGCAATAAATATTGCAGGGGCATACGGCATCCCTGCCGTTCTTGTTCCGCGAAAAGACCAGTCCACATTTAGCAATCAGGCTACTGCTGAAAAGAGCGTATATTGTTCAACTGTTATTCCTATGGCCAAACAATTCTGCAAGGATTTTACAGCTTTCCTTGGTCTTGAAGGAGGTGGATATTATTTGGATTGTGATTTCTCTGATGTTGATTGTTTGCAGGAAGGATTGAAAGAATCCGAGGACGTAAAGACAAATATAAATAAACGTTGTCGTGAACAATTCTCATGTGGGCTTATAACACTCAATGACTGGCGTGCCCAAATAGGCGAAAGTATGATAGAAAATCCCTTGTTTGACAAATTGAAATTTGATATGTCAGATGAGGAACTGGATAAAGTAAATCGAGTTTTTAACACTAAAAGTGGAGATGAAAAAGATGGAAGAGAAAATCAAAAGCCTTCAGTACAAGACAAAGGCAAATGATGTTGATGAGAAGGGTATCGTTACCGTTGCGGTGAACGGTATCGGTGTGAAGGACTCACAAAATGACATATCTATGCCCGGCTCATTCAATAAGACATTGAAAGAAAATATTGGTCGGATGCGTTGGTTCCTGAATCATCGTACAGACCAGTTGTTAGGTGTTCCGTTGAATGGTAAGGAAACAGAAGGTAATTTGGTTATGGTCGGTCAGTTAAATCTTGAAAAACAGATTGGCCGTGATACGTTAGCTGATTATAAACTGTTTGCAGAGAATGGCAGAACACTTGAACATTCTATTGGGGTCAAGGCCATTAAAAGAGATTCTGTTGATCCCTGTAAAGTGCTTGAATGGCGTATGATGGAATATTCAACATTGACAAGTTGGGGGAGTAATCCCCAGACTTTCCTTGTGAATATTAAGTCTGCTACTGCCGACCAGGTAAAGGAGGCTGTTGATTTCGTTCGTAAAGCGTTCTTGCAGCATGGATATAGTGATGAGCGTTTAAAAGGTTACGATATGGAATTAAGTTTATTACTGAAGAGCCTCAACGGTGGTGCCGTTGTCTCATGTCCTCATTGTGGTCATCAATTTGATTATGATGCAGAAACGGAGCATACCTTTGCCCAGCAGGTATTGGACTATGCTGCTGATTATCAGAGATGGATAACACAGGACATTGTAAGGGAAGAAATGGAGAAGCTCACTCCGGAGATTAGAACCCAAGTAATTTCTCTTATTGATTCTGTCAAATCAGAAAAGAAAGAATCTACTCAAAAGGGTCTACAAGACCTTATGAATTATGTAAGATGTCCCCACTGTTGGGGAAAAGTATATCGTTCGAATGCTATTCTGCAAAACACTTCTGAAGATACCACCGGAAAAAATGAGCCGTCTGTTGACACTCAAGAAAAGAATGACGGGGAAAATGGGAACGATGAAGTAACGATTAAAGCCGCTGATAATGGCACTTTACTCGATTTCAAGAGTTTGAATAGCTGTTTCGAGAATAAATAACTTAAAATTTAAATTTTATGCCTAAAAAATTTACAGTATCAGATTTTAATCTGAAAACAGACGGTCTGCCGGCAGAACAGAAAACTTTCATGGAAAACATCGTCGGCATGATGTGTGAAGTAGTTAACAAGTCACTTGAAGGATTTGCATCACCGGAGGAGGTAACGAAACAGTTTGGTGACATCAATAATCTATTGAAAGCCTATGATGGAGAAAAGTTCCAGCAATTGGTAAAGGACAACGAGCAACTTGTAGAACAAGTTAAAACTCTTGGTGAAAGTATCGAGAAAATGAAGCAGAAAGGTCTTTCTATGGATACTATCAACAAGTTCGACGAGAAATTGAACGAGATGCTTGATTCTGAAAAATTCAGAGATTTCGCAGAAGGAAAAACACGCAAATCAGGAGAATTTGACGGCTTCTCCTTGAAAGATGTCGTTTCCATGACTGACAATTACACCGGTGATTTGTTGATTACTCAACAACAGAAACGTGTTGTGACTCAGGTTGCCAACAAAAAGTTGCATATGCGTGATGTATTAACGACGCTGACAGCTGATCCTGCATATCCTCAACTCGCCTATGCGCAAGTATATGCTTTCAACCGCAATGCCCGTTTTGTAACAGAGAACGGTCGTTTACCGGAATCAAGTATCAAGGTAAAAGAGATACAGACAGGAACTAAGCGCCTTGGTACTCATATCCGTATCTCAAAACGTATGTTGAAATCAAGAGTGTACATTCGTTCCTACATCTTGAACATGCTTCCTGAAGCTGTTTGGATGGCAGAAGACTGGAACATTTTGTTTGGTGACGGTAATGGTGAGAATTTGCTTGGTATTATTAATAATACTGGGGTGACTTCTGTAGAGAAGATTATTAGTACAGCCATTGTTACAGGTGCCGCCGGTGCTGTAAAAGCTATTACCGGATATAACGGTGATAAGGATGTGATTGTAGAGTTTGCAGAACCACAGGATTTGATTCTTGATGGAATGAGTATCACGTTCGCTGGCGCCGCTGTTCTTACAGAACTGAACAAAACACACGCTCTTGTGAAAATGGAAGATGGTCGTATCCTTATTCCTGGTGTCGCGTTCTCCGGTGCTGAAACGGCTACGGATAAAATGACATTCAGTGTTCATGAAGCCGGCTTTAAGAACATTGAGGAACCCAACTCTGAAGATGTAGTGAAAACAGCTTTCGCCGCAATGACATATGCCCAGTATTTTCCGAATGCTATTATTCTTAATCCAATGACTGTTAACGGTATGGAATCAGAGAAAGATACGACAGGACGTAATCTTGGTATCGTTAAAATGGTTGATGGGGTGAAATATATTGCCGGTCGTCCGATTATCGAGTATGGTGGTATTCTTCCAGGTAAGTATCTTTTGGGTGACTTTAACCAAGCCGCAAATTTGGTTGATTATACCACTTTGACACTTGAATGGGCTGAAGATGTGGAGACCAAGCTTTGCAATGAGGTTGTGCTGATGGCACAAGAAGAAGTTATCTTCCCGATTTATATGCCGTGGGCTTTCGCTTATGGGGATTTGGCCGCATTGAAGACTGCAATAACTAAAGCGTAGGATTATGGATTACATACTTAGAGGTAACGATAAGGATGTAACCAATGTGCTTAAAGAGCAACGCATTCGGATTAATAGAGGGATGATTCAACTCATCCCTATTTCCGAATGTGGTCTTGTTACAGAAGAAGATGCCCGAAAGACATTGGAATGTATGCTTGCAGAGAAAAATGAAGAGATTGGCAGGCTTACTGCATCCATTGCAGAGAAAGATAAGACAATTGTTGAACTGACAGAAGAGCGTGAAACAATGAAAGCTCGCATTGCAGAACTTGAAGTACAGGTGCCTTCTGATGAAAAGAATCTTCCGGTTGCCGATTCAAAAGATTTGCAAGAGGAAGATGCCAAGGAGGTAATTGTTACAGATGATAAAGCCGTTTCCGTGGAAGATGAAAAGAAAACCGGGAAAGGCAAGACTTCTAAATAACTATCGCTATGTTGATTGATGTTTCATATTTTATGTCAGGTCCCAGGCATATTGAGAATGTTTCGGTCGCTGAAATGCCTTCGCCCCAATCTCTTGCTGTGAATGAGGTGATAAATGGGTATATTAAGGCATTTCAGCCCGAATTTCTCCGGAATGTTGTTGGTGTGACTCTTTCCCAAGCTATCACAGATTATTTGGAGCTTATTGAACGAGAAAAGGAAGATTCTTCAGATGAAGTTGATATTTCAGAAGAGAAGGAAGCCCCCCAGTCCGGATATGCAGTATTATGCGAGAAGCTGTGTGAACCGTTCGCTGACTATGTCTTTTATCATATTCTTCGTGACGCAAACACCCAGGCTACAATAACCGGGCTTGTTCGTTTGAAATGTGCTAATGAATATGTAGCTCCTTTGAAGAGACAAGTAAGCACATGGAATAGCATGGTAGAGAAGAATAAACAGTTTGTTGAATGGGCTATGTCGAATGATTGTCCTTTCGATGTGAAAATAACCAAGAATCTTTTGACCCCAATTAATGCTTTCAATTTATGATAGATTTAGATATAACAGAACTGTTTGAGGAGATTGTAAAGGAACTTCCAGAAGGGCTTGAAATCCTCTATCCAAATGGGAAAGGGGGAACTAAAGTTGTGAAATCCCCAAGGTTGAATTACATCTTCGGTAGCAGTCAATATATCAAAGATATTTTAGATGAATACAGTAAGTCTTCTGCCCAGTCTGAAAGGAAGTTTCCATTGGTTGCACTATTCACTCCAATTAGTGAGGATAGAGGTGACGCGGATTATTTTTCAAAAGCAAAGGTTTCGTTAATTATAGCATGTTCTTCTTGTAAAGAGTGGAGCAATGAGATGCGCAGAACCACATCTTTTAAAAATATCCTTCGGCCAATCTATAAACGTTTATTGGAAGTATTATATGAAGATTCTCGGTTCGACTGCGACTATGACGAAAAAGTGAAACATAGTTATTCAGAAAACTATTCATATGGCAGATACGGAGCCTATACAGATTCCGGTGAGGCTGTGAGCGAGCCGATTGATGCCATAAATATACGCTCGATGGAAATAAAAATTAATAATCTTAATTGTAGAAGAAAATGAGAAAGATTAGAACGTGTAAGGGTTCCCGGATGAACACTGGTAGTTCTGCTTGTAGCATTGACTGGAAAAAAGTCAAAGGTGCTATCTTGACAGAACATGGTGTCAAACTCCCTGCTGATATAACAGGTGAGAAGTTGCTCGAATTGTGCCATGCAGACCGTCCCGGGCGTATTTACCCTATTTTGCCATTCCTGGAGTATGCCAAGAATGGTGGAGAGCCCCAAGTTAATGCTGTAGGGTACGGTGCAAGTGAATACAACGGGCTTAGCGCTCAAACAGACACCTTCACTTTGAAGAAATTTGATGAGGTTTTAAATGCCCAGCTTCTGAAATGTGCCAATAAAGGATGGGACGTTTACTTTTGGAATCAGGATAATATGTTGATCGGTTATAATGATGACACTGATATCCTTGCCGGTATTCCGATGTCTACTGTTTACCCGACCGTGACACAGTACCCGACCAGTAGTGCTAAGTCTGCGATGACTGTTAGTTTTTCACATGAAGATGTGGAAGACAGCCAATTGCACTTTGACTACGTGCAGTTAGACTTCAATCCCAAGAATTTCGTTAAAGGCTTGGTTGATGTTGTGTTTCAAAAGTTGGAGGCCGAAAATACTTACAAAATAGTTGAAGTTGTTGGTGGTTATGACCGTACAGAAGAATTTGGCAGTCTTATTGCTGATGGTGCTGCTGAAGTTATGAATAACGTAACTTCTGCTACATATTCGGATGGTATCATTACCATTGTTCCTAAAGCCGGGGCGGTTCCTTCGTTGAAAGCTCCTTCTGTATTGTATGAAAAAGGAATCAGAGGTATCGAGCAGGTGTCATGAAGGTAGATAATGTTACGTTCGTCGAGGTTGCTGTGAAGGGCATGACGAAGGAAGAGTTTATTAATGCACACATTAAAGTCGTGTGGCAGGAACTGAAGGAAGCTGACCGCAAGAAGAAGCTCTCGGAAGTGTACGATGCGATAACTAAGTAACCGACGGGCTGGGGTGTGATTACAGCCCGGCCCGTTATATTTTTACTGTATGGCAGATTTTGATGAATTACATAGAGTTATTCATTCCATTGCATCCGGGTTTGAAGAGGAATGTATTAGGTGTATGGAAGAACATAAGAATGTGCTCGTTGATTGCATTCAGGAACAATTATATTCCGGTCTGGACGGTACTGAACATCTATTGAATCCCGATTATGATACTGACACCTATTTTAACGAGCCCGGACCCTGGCAGAACCGTGCGGAACAATATAAACGATGGAAAGAGAGGATAACTCCACCTCTTAGAAGTGAGATGCTTTATTTGCCACCGCGTCCAGTTGAGGTACCTAACCTCTTTATTACTGGTACTTTCTATGATAGTATAACTGCCGATAGAATTGATTCCGGGCTTCGATTCTCAACGAAAGGATTTACGGACGGTAGTTCTATTGAGAAGAAATACGGTGAGCAGATTTTAGGCATTGGTGATACAGCTAAAGAGTACTTTAATATTATGTATCTCCGTCCCTGGATGGAACGTTTCTTTTCAGAATGTGGATATCGGTAGAAAATGGCTTGTAGTTGCGAAATAAAAAAGATGCAGAGTGAACTGGAACGTATCAGTGATCTTGCAAAGAAAGCAGCTGTCTTGGATGGTTGCATGTATGTCGTTTATCAGAAAGAAGATGGTACCTATGCTTTTGATAAACTAGGAGTTGAGATAAAAGGAAAGATTGTTGAATATAGACATTACCTGTAATTATGGCAGATTTAAAATTAAAAGATTTCGTTGATGAGAGCGATTTGCAGAAATTGGTGGAGCTTGATAATACTATTGAGCGTGTGAGGGCTGATTATGCTAATGCGGCCAAAGAATTAGCAAAAGGTTTGAAACTAAATGTAGAAGGCGTTGCTGATCTTGAAAAGTTGAGTAATCTTTATAATACTCAAGCAAAAACGGCTGGTTCTGCATCTGCTGAATTAACCGAAGCTCTTAGAAAACAGTCTGAAATAACTCAAACTGTCAGTAAGAAGATAGAGGAAAAGCTAAATGTAGAGAAATTATCTGCTGCTGAACTGAAGAAACTAACCAAGGCAAACTCGGATAATGCTGCGTCCTTGGAAAAGGCTGCTAAAGCGGAAGCTAACTTGACAAAAGCGCAGAATGCCGGTAATACTACTCGTAAGAAAGCTGTTCTATCTGAAGAAGAACGTTTAAAACTTATCAGAACTGCTATTATCTTGACTAATCAAGAAGTACATAGCCGTTCACAAGCAAAGGAAATGAATAAGCAGCTGCAAAAGGCTGTTGATGTTTTGAAAGATACGGATGAAAACTATATTCGTACACTTGCCCGTCTTAATTCTACTATTGGAATCAACACTGATTACATAAAGCGAAATTCCGATCGATATAGTCAACAGAAAATGACTATTGGTGCATACCGGGAAGAAGTAAAGGCTGCATGGGTTGAGATACAGAACGGTAATAAGTCCATGCAGAATATGGGTATTGTTGCCCGGAATGCAGGAAGGATGCTTAAAACGGAGATGGCTCCTGGGCTAAACCAAGTTAGTGCAGGATTGAAAGGATGGGCTGCTGGATATATTGGTGCACAAGCTGTTGTTGGAGGGATTGTTAAGATGTTTACGCAACTGCGTGAAGGTGTTGGTTCCATTGTTGAATTTGAATTTGCTAATAGCAAACTTGCAGCGATTTTAGGTACGACGGCTGACAATATCAAAGAATTAACCACTGATGCGCGTCAATTAGGAGCAACAACGAAATATACAGCTGCACAAGCTACTGAACTACAAATAGAATTAGCCAAATTAGGTTTTACACGTCGTGAAATATTAGATTCGACAGGTGCCATATTACGATTCGCACAAGCAACTGGAGCTGAACTTTCGGATGCAGCCGCATTGTCTGGTGCTGCATTGAGAATGTTTAATGCTAGCACTAAAGAAACAGAACGTTATGTATCTGCTATGGCTGTTGCTACATCAAAGAGTGCCTTATCTTTTTCTTACTTAGCTACCGCCTTGCCTATTGTTGGTCCGGTTGCAAAGGCATTCAATTTCCAAATAGAAGATACTTTGGCATTGTTAGGAAAGCTTGCAGATGCAGGTTTTGATGCTTCAATGTCTGCAACAGCCACTCGTAATATTTTGTTGAATTTGGCTGATGGCAATGGCAAATTAGCTAAAGCACTTGGAGAACCTGTAAAAACATTGCCTGAGTTGGTTGCTGGCTTAAAGAAACTGAAAGAACAAGGTGTAGATTTGAATACAACTTTAGAATTAACAGATAAACGGAGTGTCGCCGCTTTCAATGCTTTTCTTACAGCTTCTGATAAAATTGTTCCATTGAGGGACCAAATTACAGGCGTGGATAAAAAACTAGCAGATATGGCAGATACCATGAGTAACAATGTTAAAGGTTCTATTGCGGGACTTTCTTCTGCGTGGGAAGCATTTATGTTATCCTTCTATGATTCCAAGGGTATAATGAAGGATGTCCTGGATTTTCTGGCAAGAGGGTTGAGGAATGTTGCTACACAGTTGAAGGGGTATTCTGAATTACAAGATGAAGCAGACAATAAGGCTGTTGCCTTTGCACAGAAAGAGATGATGAAATCTGATATTTTGGAGAAGAATGTTAGAAATATGCAGAGATTGTATAAAGAATATATAAATTCAGGAATGTCTGCTGATGAGGCGGCTAAAAAGGCTAAAGAAGATTATATTGAAACATTGAAGTCTCGTTTGGAATATGAAAATAGTGATTATCAATTAGCTATAGATAATCGTAAGAAATTGGAAGGAGAATTGAAAGACAGGGGATTCTTTACAATTCTGACCTCATGGAGACGCACAAATAATGTCATTAAAGATGAGATCGATGTTGCAACTAAAGCTGCTGCAGGTAAGAAGGCTATTTCATCAATAACAGAATTTCTTATTGAACAACTTGATACCATTGATTTGAAAGAGAATGGTGGTACAAAGGGGAATTCAGTAAAGGTACTTACTGATAAAGAAAAACGTGAACAGGAAAAAGCTCTCAAAGAGAAACTGAAAATTCATGAAACTTATCAGGAGTCTGAACTAGCTCTTATGGATGAGGGACTGGAGAAAGAACTTGCTAAAATTGGTGTTGCTTACTCGAAGAAGATTGCTGCCGTCAAGGGTAATAGCAAAGAGGAAATTGCTACACGTCAGAATTTAGCTAAGGAAATGCAGGAAAAGCTAGATGAGTTTACTATTAAGTATAATTCTGATCGTGAGAAGAAGGATGTTGAGAACGCTCTTGCTGTTGTAAAAAAGGGGTCCCAGGAAGAACTTGATTTGAAATTGCACCAGTTGGAATTGCAACGTGAAGCAGAAATTGATGCAGCAGAGAAAACAGGTGAAGATGTTTTTCTCATTGACGACAAATATGCAAAAAAGAAACAAGAACTTTACGAAAGACATGCATCCGATCAGGTGCAATTAATAGCAGAGAATGCAGCGCATGAGCAGGAAATCCGGGATGCTGCATATGTTATGGATACGCTTGCTCTTAAAAAACAGTTAGCTTCTAAGGAAATAACCCAGCAAGAGTATGCAGAACTTGAGTATCAGTTAAAATTAGATTATGTACGTAAAACAACCGAAGCTGCAATTGATGCGTTGGAGTTGGAACTTCGAAACGAAAATTTGAGTGCAGAGGATAGGGCAAAGATTGCAGAGCAGTTACAGAAATTGAAAGCGGACCTTTCCCAGCAAGAAGCAGAAGCGGAAATAGATGCTATCAATAAAGTTACTAAAGCGGATGAGAAAGCACAGAAAGAACGTCAGAAGAACTTGAAAAAATGGCTTCAAACTGCATCTCAAGCTGTGGGAGCTATTGGAAACTTAGTCTCTTCTATTTATGATGGTCAGATTCAGAAAATAGAAGAAGAGCGGGAAGCTAATGAGGAAAAGTATGATGAGGATATTGAACGAATTGAGAATCTGGCAGAGTCTGGAGCTATATCCGAAGAGGAAGCAGAAGCGCGTAAACGGGCAGCAAAGGATCAGACAGAAGCCAAGAATAAGGAGTTGGAAAAACAAAAGCAAGAGATTGCCCATAAACAAGCTGTTTGGCATAAGGGAGTACAAGTTGCAGAAACTGGAATTGCAACAGCTCGTGGTATTATGGAAGCTTTCCAGTTAGGTCCGATTGCCGGTGCTGTAATGGCTGCTGTTATTGGGGCGATGGGGGCTATGCAAGTAGCAACAATTCTTGCCACTCCTATTCCTTCTTATGCAGAAGGTACTAAAGGTAATGATAGGCATCCCGGCGGTGCTGCTTTGGTTGGTGATGCCGGTAAACATGAAGTTATCATGTATTCCGGAAAAGCATGGATTACTCCTGATACTCCAACTTTAGTTGATATTCCTAAAGGTGCGCAAGTCTTTCCTGATGTTGATAAGGTAGATATCTCTAATTTTGATATACCGGATTGGGACTTTCCCACATTTTCACCGACATATTTTGCATCTTCTTCCGGTGATACCATTGTTTTCAATGATTATTCCCGATTAGAAAAAAGGGTTGATAGAACAAATTTCCTTTTGATGAAGAGTCTTAAAATGCAGCGTCAGGATGCTTCTAACCGTGAATTTGAACTGTATAAGTTATCTAAACTGAAATAGTCATGATTGAAAGATTAAATCAGATAACATTGAATGATTTCATTGAGCTTTCTTGCGGAAACTATGCTTGTTTGCTTTCGGACTGCAAATCTATGTCAGAAAGCACGCTTAAAGAAATAGCGTCTAAATTACTTGTCGAATACAGAAGTATTGTTAATCCTTCAAATATGAAGGCTATGGTAATGGACAAAGAGGATATGCTGAAAGAACGTGCCAAACTATTGAGTCTTCGTATTTGTCAGGCTCTTGTTTCTCTTGGCTTTTATGATGATGTTCGTCAGGTATTGGGTCAACTAAATGTAGATACCCGAAATATGAGTGATGAACAAGTAATATCGAAGATTGATTATTTACTTCATTCTGCAATTTTTGAGCAAAAACGGAATGAGGAGAGACGCAGTGAGGAACATAAAGGAAGTAAGGCTACTCCTGAACAAATTCGTTCTTCTTTTGATGCAGAGATTGCTTTTCTAATGACATTCTTTAAAATGAGTATTGATTCCCGCGTAATTAATGCTGCTGTCTATGCGAATATCGTTCATCAAGCTGATGTTGAAATATCGATCAGAAAAAGAAGCACATGATAATATTGGTACTACATATATGCTGTAATTCGATTAATTTTTAATTAAAGCGAATTATTTCATACAGTCGTTTGTACATCTCCTTTAGAATCACAAACGACTTTTTTATGAATAGAAAAAACAGCATCCATTGTATAAATAGGCATTTATACAATGTTTTATTGTCAGAATTACGTACATTAGAGACGAAGTGTAATCGGATAACGGCAGAAGTGTCCGAGGTAAAAAAAATGATTGCCTTATTGCCCCCCGATGTAGGCACTCTTATTAGTTCAATCGAGCGTTCTGCTAAGGAAATGCACGAACAAAGTATCATGCACCGGAAATATGTGGAAAGGTGCATTAATGGCGAACCGAAGATACACCTAATAAGGAGGGCTGACAATGGACTTTGAAAAGGAATTATCAGAAATATATCCTTGGATATTAAAGGTGGCAAGAAAATTCTGCTGTTCCATGCAAGATGCTGAAGACTTAGCCGGTGATACAGTTTATAAGCTACTTGTGAATCGTGATAAATTTGATTGTTCTAAACCACTTCAACCGTGGTGCCTTATTATAATGAGGAATACTTATATAATAAGATACAATAGAAATTCCCTTATACATTTTACAGGGCTTGATATGGTAGACGGAAGTGCCATTTCTAACTGTACAGCTCATTCAATACTGTTTGATGATTTGGTTTCCACAATACAACGGTGTGCTAAAAAATCCCGTTGTATTGATAGTGTGATGTATTATGCTAGTGGGTATTCATATGATGAGATAAGTGAAATCCTGAATATTCCTGTCGGAACTGTAAGAAGTCGTATTTCTTCCGGACGAAAAATGATATGGCATGAATTATATAGCCGATTTTAATGACTGATATACATCTATTATTGTGAAATTTTATATTTTTGCTAAAAAGAATATGCTATGAAAAGAAGAATAAGTTTTTTAGAATACTTAAAACGAAATCCAATAATGGTCTCGTTTTGTTTGAGTACTGGTATTGTTGTGTCCTGTCTGGTGTTCTATTCTAGATATTTTAACGGACCGATTTCTACTGATATAGATGACTGGGCTGGATTTGCTACATTTTGTGGCTTTAGCCTATCATTAATTTCTATAATTTTTATTTTTATGACTTATAGAAGTCAACAGGAATTATCATCTATATTACAGTTTGAATCTTCTTTTTTTCAATGGCTTGAGATGCATAATTCTATATATAATGAGTGCAAGGCGGATATTGAAAAATATTATGATGAGGTTGTTTCTATCTTTATTTCAAATTCAAATGATTTAATGCCAGTAGAATTTGAGAGGGATTTAGATAATGGCAAAAGTCGACATTTAATGAGATATTATCGACATTTATATCAGTTGTATAAATATATTTATTTGAGTGAGGTTTTGACCTCAAATAAAAAAAAGAAGAAGTATTATGATATTATACAAGCTCAAATGGGAGATAAAGAATTGTTTGTTGTTTTATATCTTCTCCTTGGTGATAAACGTAAAACAGAGGAAAAGGCACTAAAGGGTATTTTGTATTATGAATTGTTAGATGAAGCCCATTTGTTTAAAAATATTTATTATCCTAAAGAATCTTCCAATTTTAAAGAATTTGAAAGACTGATGCGAAATGTCTTTGTTGAAACAAGAGATTCATTTTATTATCTAACAGATAACACGTGTGATATTTCACAGGGAGAAGAAAATCTATATTTAATAAAATAATTTGTATATAGCTTATAATTAGCAGATTATATTAGTTTTAGACAAAGCATGATTTTCAAGAATTTAGCCAATCGGGAAACCGGTTGGCTTTTTCTATATATTTGCTCGTGAACGTTCAAAAGGAGTTAAAATGCTTTGTAAATATGTACTTACCGTTGATAGTATTTCCTATGATATTCCCAAATCTTGTATTCAGAATTGGGATGAAATAAAGTTTTCCCGTAAACGCTCCGGACTTGAAGGAATAACTAGAACCTTTACTTCAAAATTCCAGTTTGTGGGAGAAGCCTATGATCTCATATTGGAGGAGTATTTGAGCAAATACCTAGCTTCTAATGCTAGTATCACTGTTTATACTATAACTAATTCTCATACTTATGAAGAATTCTTCAGTTGCCGACTGGATTTCGGTTCATTGACCTATGATGGAAATACTGTTTCTATTAATTCGATAGATGATAGTGTCGCTAATATCATAAAGGCTAACAAAGGAACGCAGTACGAATATTCGGTAGATGAGATAAAAGATACATATCAGCTTTATTATGATTCTGTAAGTATGAATTATAGTCAACCGCATACATTAGGTGGTAATACTGTAGAAAATGATGCTTCTTTGCAATATATCGTAATTGACAAAGGAATATATGTAGAAGCTATAACATATTCGCTTCCCTTATATATTTCTGGTGGTGAACTTCCGTCACGGGATTCACCTCTTGAGTTTTATGATGTACCACAGGAATCGAAAGATGATCCAAATGTATTTGTTAAAGCCTTGTCCGACATTGATATAGTATTGAATTTTAGTTTTGAATACTATATCAGTTATAGTGATGCGTATACAACTAAAGCTGAAATTGTTCTAGGTGGGCGTTACGAAGATGGTCGTTTAGTCGAGTTGAAAAGATGGGGGTATAATAAGGGGGATGTTACTCCAAGTAATCTGAATGAATCCATCAAGATTCATCTGACTAAAGGGCAGGCTTTATTTTTTGATTTGAATGTAACATTTAACAGAGTTAATGCTTCTACTGGCAATATTTATTTTCGTAATTTCAAATTTGAGACACGCTTTACTTCTCGAGCTAACCCTATCTATGTGGATGCAATAAGACCTATTGATGTGTTAAACCGATTGCTTAAAAGCATGAATGGTGGAAATGAAGGTATCTATGGTGAAATAGCTTCAGGTGTTGATGAAAGGTTAGATAATTGCGTGATATTAGCTGCTGAAAGTATCCGTGGAATCCCCCAAGCTAAGCTATATACTTCTTATACAAAGTTTAAAAACTGGATGGAAACAGTTTTTGGCTTTGTGCCTGTGATCAATGGTGTCACTGTTTTTTTTAAACACCGGGACAAATTGTTTAGTGATAACAATGTAAAGGATTTAAACAGCAGCTTTTCTAGTTTTGAGTATAAGGCTGATTCATCAAGAATATATTCTTTGGTTAGGGTAGGATATGATAAACAGGACTATGAAAGTATGAATGGTCGTGACGAATTCCGATTTACTACTGAATATACTACTGGCATTGATATAACTGATAATGTATTAGAGTTGATTAGCCCTTACCGTGCTGATGTTTATGGAATTGAATTCTTATCGCAAAAGAGAGGCCAAGATACAACGGATAGTGAAAGTGACAATGATGTGTTTTTTGTTTGTGCCAGTACTACATTACATGATAATGGCGGAGTACAAACATATAAAGAGTATAGGCTTATAAGGAGCGGTTGGGAAATAAGTGGTGTACTTGATCCTGAAACGATGTTTAATACCATGTATTGGCAAGGAGGCATATTGCAAGCAAATGCCGGCTATATTGGTATGTTTACTAAAAAACTATCTTATTCTTCTTCTGACGGTAATAGTGATGTTGTTGTCAATGGTATAGGAATGAAAGATGATTTTAACGTTGAAAGTGGTATTATAACTTGTGGAGATGTTTCATTCACAACTTATAATGAAGATATTCCACCAACAGATGATGAAACGATTAAAATCTTAAAAGATGATCTAGTTTACGAGGGCTACATCAAAGAGGTGAGTAGTACAGTTGAGAGAAACGAGGGAGTGAAGTATGATTTATTTGTCCGTTCAATAACAAAAGCCTAGAAATATGATTATAAGCCCGTTTACCCCACTGTTTTTTTCTCCGTCTACCGATAAATTTGGAGCGAAGAGTAAATATGTGCAATTATTCGCACGTACAGACAGGATTTTTGTTGAATTGATTTTGACAGCCAAAGAGCAGGAGCCTATAGTTTACATTAATAATCTTTTAAGTAATATATCTACACCTGTATCATTAAGCTCATGGAAGATGAATGATGATAAGATTCTTTATTTCTATAACATTTCATTGCTTCCATGTGGATACTATACTGTAACAGTTAATGGGAATACGAGTGAGATTTTTAAAGTTACGGACGATGAATGTGAGTTATCAGAAACCAGCCTTATTCAGTATTCAATGAAAGATAATAAGCAGCGTCTTGATGCTGTCTGGTGGATAGATGGGATGCAATACTTTTTTGATTTTCGCGTTCCTGGTGGTTTCAAAGATAACGGATGGACGTTCGGTGTGGATAATGAGCAGTTCGTGACTTCTGATGAGGATATTGTTGAGCTATTCAGCCACGAATATACAACTATATTATTCACGCTTGGAAATGGGATGGGATGCCCTGTATGGTTTGCTGAATTATTGAATCGTGTCTTATGCTGTAATTACGTCTACTTTGATGGTATTCGATATGCAAGAAAGGAAAGTAATGTTCCGGAACTTAACCAGCAAATCGAAGGATTGAAGAGTTTTGTATTCAATCAAATGTTACAGAGGGTAAAAACGATTAATCCTGTTTTGGAGTGGAACAACCAAATGTCTATAAGAAGAATTCAAAATGATACTTATAGGATAACATCTGACAGTGGAGAGTTGAGGAGCATAAAGTCTGGTGGTGAAGCTGTAGAAGAATATACGTCAGTAATCACCGGTAAGTTGTATGTGCATTATCAGAAGATTATGACTAGTCTTTTTACATCTCATAATTATAGTTGTAAAGTGATTTTGGATAAACCGGCTAATAGTGGGGTGACGTTCATGATACCTTTTAATCTCACAAGCGCTGGTGTCGTAACTTCGGAAGTTAATCAGATTACAGTTGTCTTGGGAGGTTATTCGAATGAAGTTCAATTTTCTCAAAAGGGAAGTTCATACGATATTGATTTATTATCAGGAGGTATATTAGAGTTCTTGAAAGGAACTGATGATAGGACTTATTATGAGGTGACTTGGGACGGTGAATTTGTTGATACGTTACCTGTTGCTTCTGATGAAGTTTCTGATCCGTCATCAAATTAATATAATAGTTTTAAACAATAAAGATAGAATAAAATGACAGAGTCAGAGAAACAACAAATTATTAGCCTTGTGCTACAAGCGTTGAAGACAAACAGTCTTACAATAGAGCAACTGACTGATACAACAGAGCTATCTAAAGATATGTACGTTGAAGTTAGCGGCGGTCGGAAAATATCTATTGATTTACTTTCAAGTACCATTGCTAAAATGGTGAATGGTGATTTTGATGCATTAGTGGAGAATGTCAATAAGATTGCAAAAGATTTATCGGATGGAGACGCCGAGTTATTGAAACGTATAACAGGAGTGTCTGATAAATCCAATCCTTTGACTGACCCATTTAAAAGTATTGGCTCTTTTACTACTATTGGTAGCTTTAAAGATAAATTAAAAACAATGTATTCTGGGGATTCTTCTATTGGGAATTATCGGTGTATTTTGTCTGTTGATTCGTCTAAGATTCCTGTAAATATACAAATTGAACGGTTGGAGCTTAATAAGGTTTGTCAATCATTCACTTCGTGTATACAACTGGCTACCATGTCAGACAATGCCGAAGGTGTATATTTAGGTACAGTTTGTACAATCTCACGAATAGGTATTGTTTCCAATGAGAGTGTTACATGGGGCAAATGGACCTCTGTAATAAATGACTTTGAGGAAAGGATAGGAAAAGCGAACGGTATCGCTCCTTTGAACGAAGAAAGTAAAGTTCCTTCTGAATGTCTGCCTGAACCGTTGTCTCTTGGGGAAGGTGAAGAAGAAGCTTTCCCCGGCAACCGTGGAAAGTCTTTGGAAGATACAATGAAAAATATCCCTTCCGATATAATCAAACCGGGTTCTTTCTCCGTCCTGTCTGACGCTTCCTATCTCAATGTGTATTTTAAGAAAGTGTCCCAAACAACCGGTAAAGAAACGGATGACAGCTTCCGTCTGCCTTCTGCTACCCTTGAACAAGCCGGCCTTTTGTCCGCCGAGGATAAGCAAGCCCTTGAGGATATGAAGAGCGGCACGCCCGCTGACGATGTAACACACCCCATCGTCATTGTTGATGAGATCCGCCCATTGAAAGACGGCTACTATACCCTTGAAACCGCTATTGCCGCCATTGTCTCCTATCAACAGGAATCTGGCGTCAAATATGAGCGAACGGGTCTCATCATTACTTACAAAACAGGCGAGTATGAAATGGAAACCCGGCAGTTCCAGGGTGCTGTGTCCGATTTTGCGACCCCTTCTCTTTGGAAACCCTTCGGGAATGGTGGTGGCGGTTCCGTTTTTGAAACTTCCGATGAACCGGCGGAAGGGGGAAAGGACGCCTTTTCAACTGGTGGCGCCTATGCCTATGTTCCGGCCAACCTCGACGTAAACGTGGAAACAGAAGGTATTGTAAAACTTCAGATGAAGAACGCTGCCGGTGAAACCCTTGGCGATGAAGTGCAGTTCGCTATCGGCACGGGTGGCGGCGGTCAGACTGGTGGTACCATTGTTGCCATTGCTTTCCAGTCGACACCTGTCTATGGCTCTTACGGCTCCACGTTACGAACCTTTGCTGCCATTCGTTCTGTGACCTCGAACGGTGTCGAATCCTCTGACAACCTGATTGAGAAATTGGAACTCGTAGACCGTGAAAGCGGGCTTACCGTCTGGACTGAAACCGTCAACAAAGCATCTTCCGGTGACATGAAGGACTTCTCCTTTGAACTGGACTTCACCACATACTTTACGGCTGCCGGTACTCGGAAATTCAAGCTGATAGCCACTGACGAAAGCGGCAACACCGGTTCCAAGAATGTCAATGTAACAGCTGTTGATATTACCTGTACCTGTGTGCAGGTGCTCAACTATACCCCTGAAACTCTGCTTACTCCGACAACTGAAAGTTTCAGCCTTCCACTCTATAAGTTCGGAAACAACACCTCTGATAAAGGTATCAGTGCCCAGGTTGACATCAAGATTAATGGTAAATGGCAATCCCTGTCTACCACCGTTGTAAATGACAACTACTCGCACTCCGTTGTAATCCGCCCTGCTTCCCTCGGCCTAGAACACGGTACCTATCCCTTGCGCATCCAAGGAACGGATGTCGCATCCGGAGTGAAAGGAAATGTCATCTACACGGCTGTCATGGTAATTGACCCGAATAGTTCCACACCTCTTGTTGCCTTGAGATACGATGATAAAAACGGTGGAGTAGTCCGACTGTACGAAACCGTAGAACTTGATGTTGCCTGTTATGACCCGTTGGAAATGACTTCACCCGTCAGCGTGAAAGCCAATAACGTGCAGGTAACACAAATTGCTGCCAGTCGTAACAAAACCTATCAGGTCAAACAACAACTGCAGGGCTACAAGGCTGACGGCACCGATACGGTCAACTATACTGCCGTATGCAAGGACGTGACTAGCGAACCTGTCCGGGTGACAGTTAGCGGTTCCGCCATTGATGCCGCCATAAAAGAAGGCGCCATCTATAACTTTGACTTCTCATCCCGTACCAATCAGGAAACTGACCATAGCATTGTCAGCGGTAATTATGAAATGAAAGTGGACGGTGCCAACTGGACTACCAACGGTTTTGGCACATTCTTGGGTGAGAACTGCCTTCGCGTAGCCGAGAATGTGGGCGTGTCATTAAACCATGCCCCGTTTGCCGGCTCGTCCATCGAATCCAACGGTGCCGCCATCCAGTTCGCTTTCGCTTCCAAGAACGTGACCGATGATGATGCCCTGCTCCTTAGCTGCTATGACGAAACGTCCGGTGCCGGCTTCTATGTCACCGGCCGGGTGGTCGGCATCTTCTGTAACAATGGTGTCGCCCGTCGTGAAGAACGCGCCTACCGGCAGGGTGAAAAGATAACCGTAGCCGTAGTTGTTGAACCTGCAAGCAACTACGTCGAACGTGACGGCACACGATATTCCATGATGAAACTCTTCCTCAACGGTGAGGAAGTCGCCTGTCTTGGTTATGTTCCGGGCGGCGGCTCCCTGATTCAAACCAAGTATATAACGATGGACGGCAAACTGGGTGATTTGTATCTTTATTACATGATGGCCTGGAACTCCTATATGGAATGGGCACAGGCGTTCAAGAACTACCTTGTCCGTCTGACCGATACAGAGGTAATGGTGAAGGAATACGCCTTTGAGGACGTCCTTAAAAGCCAGACAGCCGAGGGTAGTACCCAAAGCCGCCCGTCAGCTGCCGAAATCTATTCACGCGGTATGCCTTACATTGTCGAATGCCCCTATGAAGGCTCCGATATAGAAGCACTGGACGGCACCACTTCCACTAGTACGAAGATATACATCACGCTCTATTACTTTGACCCCGAACGCCCGTGGCGTAATTTCAAGGCCGTGAGTGTCCAAACCCGCAACCAGGGAACCACCTCTGCCAAACGCCCGGTAAAGAATAAACGCTACTACCTCGCCAAGAGTAAAGGCAAAAACAAGGACACTCGAATCATACTACTTAATCCGGACGATACGACGGAGGAAGGACGCCGTGCAATAGCCTTGGCTGCCATCAACAAAGTACAGGTCGGTGATAATACAATCCCGGTCGATGTCATTACCGTAAAAGTCGATTACTCCGATTCCGGCAATGCGAACGACTGCGGCGCCTGTGAAATGATGAACGTTACATACCGTGCCTTAGGTGGTAACTATATGACACCTGTCCAACGTGCATTTGACGGAACATTTGACAGCGGTGACTTGCATATCGAAGACTTGCAGATGAACCACTCTACCGCCAATCACCCGGTAGCCACCTATCGGTGTAAGGATGACAGCCTGCAAAACGTCTATTTCCATGCCAAAGGCAACTGGAAAGAAGACAAAGGGGAACAGTTCGCCCTCGGCTTCAAAGATACCCCCGGCTATAACAAAGGTTGCCTGAATTATGGTGACTTCATAGAGTTCTTCGGTACTCCTGACGAAACTTTAGACGCAATTGAGATACGCTTCAAACAGACTGACGGACTCGATACGGACAGCGTGTACCTGCTTTCCCTGTATTGCGGTAGTTCGTACCGGATAATGAGGTATCAGGACAGCTCATGGAAAAAGCAGTCCGGTTCCATGAAGTATGAAAACGGCAAATGGAATGTCACCGGTGACGTCCTGAATCCGGTTGAAGGTTTCGAACTTCTTAACTACCAAGGTATGGACTGGTTTCAGGGCGTTGGTTCTGTTCAGGATATGATGGCCATGAAAACGGACAAGTCCTCATGGGTTCAAAAACTCGTGGATAACGGAACTATCTCTGCTGATACCTTCCCGGCATGGACTTACTACTTTGAATCGCTTGTCGATGATGACCAGCTCGCCATTGATTACGCTTTGGGTAAGAAAGTGCCCTATAACCTCTACCGATGGTTGCGCTTCTGTGATTCCTGCGATTACTCCAAAGGCGGAAACTGGCAAAGAACATGGAAGGAAAACCTGTATAAATACGCCTGCCCAGAAAGTGTCTTGAGTTATGACATCTTCACCGACTACCTTGCCGCCACTGACCAACGCGCCAAGAATATGCAGCCGATGTGGTTCTTGGAAGAGTATGCTTCCGTAACAGACGGTGTGTACAGCTCCGAGGATGCCATGCGCATGTACCTGAATAAAATCTATGACTGCGATACGCTCAATAGCAAGGACAACGACGGTGGTTGCACGGTTGATGCCGAGGTGGACCCCAACCGGACGAGCGATGAAACATTCACTAACCCTTATGCTGGCTACGGCTCCGTTCTGTTTAATAACATCTATCTCCAGCAAGTAGTGTGGACTGACTCATCCGGTACGGAACTCTCCCTGCGTACCGTTGCCGCCGCCATGCGTAACGTTCAGGCGACCATTGACGGCGTCACCCTGCACCCGTTCTCACCCGAAGGAGCTACGCATTTCTTCATTGACAAACGGCTCAAAAAATGGCAGAAACTGGTTAGTTCTTACGACGGTGAACGGAAATACATCTCCTATACTGCCACCTCTGATGCTATTTACTTCTATGCCCTGCAAGGTCTTGGACTTACCGCCCTTCCGTCTTTCATCGAAAGACGTTGGCGTATTCGTGACGGCTATTTCCAAACTGGTGATTTCTTCAGCGGTGTAATTTCCGGGCGCGTATCTTCCAAATCAAACGCCACCATCCGGATTGTCGCTGCTAAAAACGGTTACTTCGGTGTCGGCAATGACGCTAGCGGCAACCTTTCCGAAAGCTGCTTCCTTGAAGCGGGCGAAGAATATGTATTCACCAACTTCTCACATGAGGAAGGCGCCTTGCTGTATATCTATCAGGCTGACCGCATGAAGCTGCTCGACCTGTCTGAAATCTCCCTGTCAAGTACGGTGAGCTTCTCCGCCATGCAACTTGTGGAAACCCTTATCTTAGGCTCTGACACCCATACAGAACAATCCATCGGTTCTTACGCACCGCTTACCTCGCTGAACTGCGGCGAAATGCCCTTCCTCGTATCACTCGATATCCGGAACACACAAATCGCTACGCTCGTTACCGACAAATGCCCACGTATCGCCCATATCAATGCGTCCGGTAGCAAACTGGAGAACATCACTCTTGCAGAGACTTCTCCGATTAATGACATCTCTCTTCCACCAACAATGACAAGCCTCCGTTTTGTCGGTCTTCCTGAACTGACCTATACCGGTCTTTCCGCCCCGTCCGGCCTGCATATAGAATCCATGCCGAACGTCCAACGCCTGCGTCTTGAAACGTCGCCTCAACTTGACGCCATTCAGATGCTCCGTGACGTCCTCGCTTCACAAGCGGCATCCCGTAAACTTTCCATGCTCCGTATCTCGAACATGACCCTGAAGGCTGACGGCTCCGAGCTTCTTGCCATTCTCGAATATGGAGTTGCCGGAATGGATGAGGACGGCAACAGACAGGATAAACCGGTAGTCAACGGCACGTATGAACTGACAGTTATCCGTGAAACGGATGAAATCGAATCCCTTGAATCCGGTATTGACGGCCTTGTCATCCTTACCGTCATAGATGCCTACATCGACCTGATCAACTGGTTCAATAATGAGTCTTATGGCGGAGAACCGTACTACGATAACGTAACGCTGGACAACATCAATGAAGTCCTTGAATATTATAACGGCGAAACCTACGAAGAATATCTCGAACGCTTCGCTGAAGACAATATGGATATTAATGATTTAATCAACAAGTAACTATGACGAATGAACAAAGCGCAACGCTGCTTCGCTTGAATAAACAGGCACAAGTGGCAGCACTGAACGCCGTGGGCTTCTCGGATGTCACCGAGAATTCCCGCGCATCTGAATTTGGACAACGTATCAAGTGGGCCGCCGGTCTGCTTGATCTGCATCTTGCCTGTAATCGTATTTCGGATAACTCCAAGGCATACTTTACTGCTGCCGAATGGAACTCCCTTACGCTCGCTAATAAGCAACTGTATATCAAACGCGGGCTTCGTATCCGTGCCCATGGACACTCCTTCGTAATCGCCGCCCAGGAGTGCTATAATGCCGATATGACTACTACCTTCTATTGGGGCGGTCAGGGTAAAGCCATAGACGGCCTGAACCAAAAAGGACTGGGTGCCATGTACGGCTGCTTCACGGGTGAGGAAGATACCGACCTGATTATCACTACCCTGAAAGAGCAAAACAATAGCGGTGTAATCGGTGCGCCGGCTGCCGAAGCCGCCCGTGCATACCGTGCCTACACTTTGGAAAGTGACGGTATCGAGGATGAATCCAACTGGTTCCTTCCTTCATCCGGCCAAATGCTTCTGATGTACCGCTATCGCGATAAAATCAATGAGATGATGCGTACCTTTTGGAGTAGTGATAGTATGCTGATGACTGATAAATACTACTGGTCATCAACAATTTGGGATACTAACTCCGCCTGGACATTCGAACTGAATACCGGGCGTATTACGAATCAAAACAAAAATTCAGCCCTTCTTCATGTGAGAGCTGTTGCTTCCGAATAGTATTAACTTAATATTATACAATAAAATGGATAAGAATATCGCCAGCGCCATGCTTCTGCGCCTGAATAAACAAGACCAAATAGAAGCTTTAAAGTCAATAGGTTTTACAACTGTAAATGAAAACACCCCCGCAAGCGACATCGCCAAATATATGCAATGGGCAGGTACGCTTCTTGACCTTTCTTTGGCTACTCTCCGAATTGAAGACGGTGAACAAGTCTTTTTCACGGCTTCCGAATGGAACTCCATGAGCGCAAATAACCGCTCCAAGTATATCCGTATTGGCATCCGACTTCGTGCCGAATGCCACCAGTTCATTATCGCCAAAAGTGACTGCGTTGACGCAGGCGGCAACAAAACGTTCAAATGGGGTGGCTACGGAACCGACCTACGCGGCCTGAAAAACTACGGTAGTGGTAACCAAGAACTCTATGATACCTTCGACGGCAAAGAAAATACCGATGTTATAATAGAAACCCTTGCAGGCGTCAAGGACACCCAGGGAACTGTCGGCGCCCCTGCCGCCGAAGCTGCCAGAGCCTATAAAGCCTGTACGCTTGAATCTGACGGAATTGAAGATACAACCGTGTGGAACCTGCCCGCACTGGGTGAACTTATGCTTATGGCCAAGTATAAAACCGAAATCAATGAGCTCATAACTTCTATGTTTGGCAATCAAAATATATTTACAAACGACTGGTATTGGTCTAGTACCGAATATGACGCTTCCAGCAGTTGGTACGTGGGCTTCGGCCACGGCGGCGTCAACACGAACTACC